TCATGATTGCAAGGGTGGGCTTGGAATCAGTGGTGTATCCAATTGCATCTTGCGGAAATTATCATCCAGCGCAAAGCGGAAAGATAATGCGAGGGTGATCGTCCCGTCTAAGTTATAAATTGGTCCGTTGAGCACAGACTGCATTCCCCATCCAGTCGGTGTAGTGCTGCTCACGCGAAAGCCAGGCGAACCCCAATATTCCTGAGCGCGGATCATCAGCAGGTCTTCACCAATATTCAACTCTGTAGACAAAACAGCCCAGTGGTACTGGCGAAGCAACGCCGCATAGCGTTCTGCAGCAGCCATTACTGCTGATGGCTGAACCTGAAAGCTGAAGCAGACACGGACAAATGTTTCAAACTGCAGCGGGCTTTTACCCGCTTCTACTTTTGTCCATGCGCTAGGAGTTTTCCCGATCCAATCAGCAACTTGCGCTTGGTGAACACCTCGTTCAATGCGCAATTCACGTAAAAGGATCATACAAATACTCCAGTATGTTGTGATGTTTTGTGTACCTGACATAGCAGCGTCCTCTGTGGTTTCGGTACAAAGAAGATAGCACCACACATTCCAAATAGGAAGCTAAAAATCACCAAGAAGAACTTAAATATTCCCAACAGGAACATGAAAGATTAAATCAACATCACTTTCAATCTATTAATTTGGCTTTACGCTGTGCAAAAAAATGAAAAATTATCGAACCGTAATAAGATCTGAGTATCTCGTCGTATACCTTGGCGAAAGCATTTCACGCTTCATCTGCCACTGCTGCTGAATGCCCTGGCCAGCAAAGTAGAGCGTTCCTTTTCCATCTTTAGCGTTCAGATGATCGAGCACTTCCATTAGCCTTTCGCTACCGGCACGCGGCGCATTCTCGTCAAACAAGTTGAGTTGGGCCACGCCTTGGCTGAAAAAGTCACCCAACATAATGCCAGCTTTCTGGTACCGGTGACCATCCTTCCAAATTTTGTCCAGGCACTTTACCGCAGCGTTGATGATGTCACGTGAATCCTGTGTAGGGGTGAGAAGCTTCATTGACGCGCTATTACCGTAATACGGTTCATTCAGCGCAAAGGGAGAGGTTTTAACGAACGTCGAGATAAACCGGCAATACTGATGCTCACCGCGTAGCTTTTCAGCACCACGGGCAGCATAGCTGCAGATAGCTTGCCGCATCTGTTCGTACTCGGTGACGCGTTCGCCAAATGACCGACTGCATACAATTTCCTGCTTTGCTGGCGCAAACTCTTCCAGCTCAAGACAAGGCTCGCCGCGTAACTCCCGGACAGTTCGCTCCAGCACGACATTGAAGTGTTTGCGAATAATCCATGTGCTTTGTTCTGAGAGGTCCAGAGCCGTTTTAATGCCCATCGCGTTGAGCTTTTTGCTAATGCGTCGGCCGACGCCCCAGACGTCTTCGACTGGAACTAGGGCAAGCAGTCGCCGCTGGCGGTCGATGTTCGATAAATCAACTACCCCACCAGTCTGCCGCTGCCATTTTTTTGCCGCGTGGTTAGCAAGTTTGGCAAGGGTTTTGGTTTGAGCAATGCCAACACCAACCGTCAAGTGCGTACGCTTCAGAACCGTAGCGCGGATCTCTTTTCCGAACTCCGTCAGGTCCCGGCAATTGCGCACACCAGTCAGGTCGCAAAAAGCTTCATCGATGCTGTAGATTTCGACGCGAGGACTCATTTCCTCCAGCGTGGTCATCACACGGTTGGACATGTCAGCATAGAGCTCATAGTTGCTGCTAAAGCAAACAACGCCAGCACGCCGGAAAAGCTCTTTTTGTTTGAAGAAAGGCTCACCCATGGTAATTCCGGCTGCTTTAGCCTCGGCGCTGCGCGCGATTACGCAGCCGTCATTGTTCGACAGAACGACAACCGGCCGCCCCCTCAAATCAGGCCGAAACACCGTCTCGCATGATGCGTAGAACGAATTCACATCACAGAGCGCAAACATGGTCAGCTCGCAGATTTAACGATGAAGGTAACAACACCGAACACGTCAAGCGTGTCCTCACTGCCGACAATAATCGGCGAGTAAGCGCTGTTCATGGGAATAAGTTGGACGGTTGGGCGTAGCTGCAGACGCTTAACAGTGAACTCCCCTTCTACCGCAGCGATGACAATGTCACCGTGCTCAGCTGTGCGCGAACTGTCCACCACCAGCAGATCGCCGTCACTTATCCCGGCTTCGATCATAGAATCGCCCGCGGCTTTGACGAAATACGTTGAGCTCGGGTGAGCGACAAGTAACTCATTGAGATCGATACGCTGTTCAACGTAATCAGCTGCGGGGCTTGGGAAACCACACTGTACTAAGTCACTGAAAAGCGGAAGAGCGATAATTTCTCGCAGTTCTGTTGGCCTGATGAATTCCATTGCACACACCTTAAATACTGTTTTTATATACAGTAGTTTCATTTCAGTATGTGCGCAATACAGAGGGTCTGTCATGAATGATTAAAGCTTCGCCGTTTCGTTTCTAAGTTTCTATGTCGCTTCGAATTATGAGTTTTGTAAATTTTGTGACTGTAACTCTATGTGAGCAAATTTAAGCCGGTTTTGAAACGGGGAATTTTTTATAAAGTGTACATACTGCCACGACATAAATTATCGCTACCTGCTTCCTGTCCATGCCGTTCGCAATCAGTCGGCCCGCCTGGTCCCATTGTTCTTGCGTAAGCTTCGGACGCCTGCCGCCGATTCGCCCTTTCTCACGTGCTGCAGACAGACCTGCTCGGGTGCGCTCAACAATCAACTCCCTCTCTATTTCCGCCAAGGCTGACATGATATGAAAGATGAAACGCCCCATCGGGATGGATGTATCGATACTGTCCGTGAGGCTCTTAAAGTGGATACCGCGCTGCCGAAGCTCGTCCACCAGCAGAACCAGATTACGCATGCTACGCCCAAGGCGATCCAGCTTCCAAACCACAAGCGTATCCCCCACATTCAATGCCTTGAGAAGTTTTTTGAGTGCTGGTCGGTTTGCCACTGTTCCGCTCGAATGGCAACATAAATACGCTTTAGTTGGGTTATGTAATTGAGGATTTTATTTTTAAGTGATTTTGCACCATCATTTTTTGATGGCGCAAAAAAAAATTAAAATGCTCAGGCGTATGAATAGCAATCTAAAATAATCTTTTCACATGCCAACAAGCTTGAATTATTTAAAAGCTGTTAATGCAACTAATGTTTAAAATATATACACTACATCAACCCAATTTTTGGCATCATTGTCAACCAAAGTAACCCTGTGTCTATAACTTGAATTTATAGCATCGATTACTGATTGAGATGGATGTCCATGTGAATGACCATCCGACTGAGCTATAAACAAAACATTATCAAAATCAGCAATCATTTTTTGATTAAAATTTAATTCTGAGCCATGATGAGGTAATGTCATCACCCTTACCGTTTTGATCACTTCTGAATAGAATTCAGTCCATTTATTATAATACAATGATGTTTTAAGGTTTGAGTCTCCTGTTAATAAAAGAGAGACCACCCCTTGATCACAATCAAGTCGATAATGTCGATCTTGACGATAACTTCCATAATCTGACCGTTCGCGATAATTCTTGTTAAAAACTCTCACTTCAGCATTTTTATTATTAACAACCAAAAGATTGATTGATATTACATTATGATCACCAGCAAGCTTTAAATAACACTCGCGTAATTTCTTTCTTTCCCCTGCATTGGTTAGTATCTTTATTATTTTTTTCTTGCTTAATTCAGAAAAGCCACTTTCAATTAATTGCTTACTGAAAATTTCAATTTTCTTACGTGAACGGGGCGGTATCCAAGAAATGAATGACATCAAAGTATCAGCTTTGTTATCTCCTATCCTATTAATCAACCAGCGATTACACTCAATATTTCCTTTAGGGTCAGAGATTTGAATTGGAAGGCTTACGGCACTGTCTTTAATGTTTTCACTATTAAAGTCAGGGGGGTCAAAATTATCATCAATATCACTGGGGTAAAGCAAAGATATCTCTGCCTCAGGTAATCTCGATTTTACCCATTTAACAGGATCAACGAGAAACTCCATAAAAAGACCTGAAGTCGAATTAGAACAAAGTTCCGATGCAATCAAGTAATAGCTATCTTGGATGTCTAAGTATGGTAATATAACCTTGCGTATTTTATTATCTACAAGCTGACACAAATGGTCAAATCCATTGACATGGTCTGAATCCAAATGAGAGATGTATACCTCATCAATATGTGTCTCATCAAAATTAAAGAGAGATTTGGCCACATCGATCTCCCTACGCAACGCGTTTAACTGGTCACTTCCGCAGTCATACACATAACTGTATAGCAGGCTACCATCTCCGCCCCTCACCCCCCCTAAACTAAATCCACCTTGGCCGACGGGAAACAATCTCTTATGAAATACTTCTCCGCTCATATATCCTTCTTACACCTTAATGTGATGAAAATTTACTTAAAGTTAATGTTAAATATGGTTTTCATTCAAAAATAACCATAAATTCAACACCTTGAGTGGTATAAATGTACATTTAATTAGTTAGAGGGTCAACCTGATTTTCTCTAATAAGGTTTCGCAACGCAGTGCAAGCAGTAGCTACTTCTGCCTTCCCATTAACAACCACGCTGGGCATACAATCCTTTATGCCTAAAGACCACAACCATATACTCTTCACAAAATATAATACTTAATATTCAAAGTCATCTTCATCTACGCGAATCTATGGCTTAGAAGCCTCAGTTAAATTTCTATTAATAGAATAACACCTTCACAAAATTATTTAAGCAACCTAGCTCAAGACAACACGCCAAGCTTGCCTTGTAAGCAACCTGCTTAACCGAACAATTCGGTTTCAGAGAATCCCCGTAGAACAGTTCAGATGTTTATGAGGCTAATGTCCGCTACTCGCTCAAAGCTGACTGTCAGATTTGATAGTGTGCTGCCAGATAAAACTGTCAGGTCAAGTCTGAGCTGATACCCTATATCGCGGCTCGGGCCTTGAGTTCGGCAAGCTCACTCTCAATGCTTTTTACCCGGTTGGCCAGCTCCTTCATGGCTTCAACATACAGGGCGCTCATCGCACTGTAATCCACGGTTTTTAGATCGTTAATCTCTTCTCCGGTCGGTGTAGTGCCGGTCCCGCCAGAACTTACAGCAACGGGCAACACTTTTTCCAAATCCTGAGCGATGATGCCTGCGCTGTGCACCGATTCCGATTCTGTGAGCTGAATGCCGAACGTGTAGCCCGTCAGTGAGCATATCTTCTCCAGAGCGTTACTGACGGGCTCTTTATCGAACTTCACTCGCTCATCAGAAGTCTGGTTCACAGAAATACAGGTAAACCTGCCATCAGCTCCGAAAGAGAAGCTATAGCCATTTGCTCCACCATTATCATTATTATCAGGCCTGAGCCGGATGGTACCTTCCCTGGGCGCATAGATTACCCCTCGTGATTCAATACCTCCCGCACCGTAAAACCACACATGAGCGTTCTGTGTATCGCTGGAGGCCCATACGTTTGATGAAGTTACGGCTCTTAGGGAGCCACCGGCGTTAATGCTGCCGGAAGAAGTTATGCTGTTCTGGCAGGTGATAGGATTTCGAAACTCAAAACTGTCACCGATAAAAGTGTATTTTCCAGCATAGAATGTGAAATCACCCTTTCCCATCCCACCATTTGAATTACCACCACACAGGATGCGCGCGTCATAGTCATTAGTGCCAAGAAAATGGAAATCAACAAAGCTTGCAGAAGAGGCCTTTTTCGCTCCAATTTCGAGGCTTCCGAAGTTGGCTGTGACGCTGTCTCCTAAACCGAGGTTTGTGCGAACATCTGCAGCGTTCGTTGCACCAGTCCCGCCCTGGTCAATCGGGAGAGCACCGTTGGTCCCTTTCTGTGCCAGCTTACCGATGCCGGGGATAGTCACGGGGGTGCCATTTATAGTTACCGTGATGCTCTGGTTTGCTGAGATAGTAGCGAACGTCTCCCATGCACCGATATTCTCGTCATACTCTTTGATGAGTTGAGACATGGTCTGCGCCAGCCCATCAACCGAGAGATTGTCTGATACCAGAATGCCGTACTTCTGGCCGCTCAGCGCCGGTGATGCAGCAGGCGTTACCGTCATTGACGTGGCGCTGTTCACGGAGGAAATCTGGAACATCTGAACCGGGTTAGACATGACAATAAGCGTCTGACCAGCGCGGACCTGGCTGGCGGGTGCTGTCCAGTTAGTTCCGGTGCCGGTTGCGGTATTTCCATTAACAGCGATTGTGCCAGTGTTATAAAGCATGAACTACCTCACGATAATAACGATCGTTTGGAACGATCAATATTGTAAAATTGATCGCTCATATCAATCTGACTATTTTTTAAACTTAAATAAAATGGATATTCCCGCTCTTACAGGAATGTAGAAATGAAACGATTATTTGCTGCAGCACTTTTGCTGCTGGCTGGCTGTGCCGATAAACACACAGATTACGCATTTAAAATGGATTATCCGGTGGATGCAGCGCGTCTTTCCCTTGGTGGCGATATTCACGTGAATATCGACTGCGCCACGAGGGAAATGAAGGTTATTTCAGACAGCAGCAATGGAATATTCAGCCGCCATGTTAATAAACTTCTGAGTAATATTTGCTATAAAAAAACCGATAAACTCGATGTCGTTTATCGCTTCAACGCTGCGAAGGGAGACAGGCAAGATATGATTGCCACGCAGTATCCACGTGTCCCGCCTGTTTCAAATCCCGACAAACTGAGCGACAGGGATTCTTAATCCTCTCCCCTGCATCGTCTGGCTCCAGCTGCGCTGATTTTTAGAAATATACCTCCCCTGCAGCTGTGAGCCCGTCCACTTCAGCACTATCCCTGAATAACCGACCACCTCCCCGTCATCGCTGAGATTTCCGGGGCAGTTGTTTACCAGAATCCACGGGTTAAAACTGAGGCTCACAGATAGTGTGTTGTTCTGCAGATCATAGTTCGCCGGCACGTCAAAGAACCCGACAACGCGGGGCATTTTTGAGGCTGAAGCCGCGCTCCAGATGAGATTTCCGGCACTGTCGAAGACATCCAGATACCCGCTTTGAATTCCAATGTTACGCGCAGTGCGGATCATGCTCCCCGCGTTATCTTCAAGCAGGTCCGCACCAGGCATCCCGTATCTGTTTGCGCCAAGCTGCAGCCACCTTAATCTCCCGTCATTCCAGAATGCCTGCGGAGTGAATCCCAGGGTGCTGCCATTCCCAAATGGACTGTCTACCTGGTAAAAACCCTTGTTGTTCACTGCGCCGAGCGTACGCTGGTCATAAAAAAGGGTGGACCTGTTTTGCGAGTCCACCAGTAATTTTCCATCGCTGTTGTAAACTTCGAATCCGCTCATTGAAAGTTATACACCTCCACATTGAGTGTGATCGCAGGACTGCCGGTTGGGGGCAAATAATAAGCTGTAAAACCGCCATTATAGGCGCGGCAGTGGTATTCGTTGACAGTGACGCCTGTCGACACAATTGATATGAATGAGCCATCCTGGGTTATCCCGGCGAAGGAAACGTTTTTCGACGTTTCCCCCGCAGCGAATGTTACCGAGGTGCTTCCGATATACCGGATGGCATAATCACTCAAATCAACCGCTATCCGCCCTGCACTGTCCCAGCATTGCAACCCCTGTGGCATTACCATAACCCCATTCTGACACGCAGCACATTATTGCTGTCATAGATACGAATGAGAGTGCTGGTTATCAGCATCCTCCCGCCCCCGGCCACGCCGTTAATTTCGAACGTCCCTCCCTTATCAAGCTTCCAGCCTGCAGAACCAGCCACATAGTTATTCGACTGGATATAGTTGCCGATTTTGGCGTTCTCAATGGTGCCGTCCTGGATGAAGCTGGCCCGGATGAATGTCTGCCCGTTCTGGATCACGAACGGCAAAGCCACGCTATTTCCGGCTGCCGTGGTGACGGCGAAGCGGTCAGCCAGGAAGATAACCTGCGACTGCATGCCGGATGGCGTATTCTCCACGCCGATACCCATCCCCGCGGCGTAATACTGCCCGTTGCTGGAGACACCAACCTTTATGTTGTACATCGCGCTGAGGTCGCCATTAACGTTGGCTATCGCCTGAGCGTTAGTGGTGATGGCGGAGGTATGCCCGTTCACGGTCGCCGTAATGCCATTTATCTGCGTGGCCGTAGCCTGCTGATAGTCGGAGAACGTCTGGTTCAGGCTGTTGATGGATGCCTTGTTGCCGTTAACGTCCGTCTGCAGGCTCAGCAGCGAGCGCGCCGTTGCCTCCTTCTCGTTAACGATTACCTCATCAATACGATCCAGCTGCGCACTGTTACCGGCGACCGTCGCGGAAAGCCTTTTGCGTGTGGCCACCTGCGCCAGCCCGTTCTGAATAATGGCAATGGCTGAGTTCTTCACCCCGCCCGTCATGCCGTCCATAGACACACTGATGCTGTCAATTCGCTGGCCCAGCGCGGTATCAGCCGTCGCAACGGTCTGCTCAAGCTCTGAGAGGGAAGACGACACTTCACCGACCGTACTCGAAAGCTCATTAACGCTGGTCTGAACCTTCCCGACGTCCTGAGCATTTTTGGCGATATCCTTCGCCTGCTGCTCCAGTTCGTCGTTGGTCTGTTTGATGTCGTCAGCCATACCAGCAATTTTTTCATTGCTGTCCACCGCGTTCTCGATCAGGTACTTGAAGGTATCCGAGTCTCTAATCTCCTCCAGGATCACATCGGTGATGTCGGACACATCGATACTGGCCTGACCGCGCACCCATTCTGTGTAACCTGATTCGTTACCGCTGCGGTCCACCAGCTGCGCGCGGTACCAGAAAATCTGCCCAGCCTTAAGACCCATCTGCTGATATTTGCGCTGCGGGTAAGGCACATCGGCCAGCAGCATCGCATCGTCTTCGGTACCGGTCAGGCTGTACTGAATTTCCGTCTTCAGCGTGTCGTCGGTATTCGCGGGGAATCCCCAGTTCAGCTCGATACCGAATACCACGTTTTCAGAAGCGATGAAGCCAACCGGCTTCGGTGGGTTACCCACTTTACCCGTCAGCGTTTTCTCTTCTGAATAGCCCCATCCGGATGAAATTTCTGCGGCATTGATTGCGCGCACGCGCACAAGGTAGCGCCCGGCATAAATCCCGGGGACGTCGAATGACGTGGTGGAGCTGCGCGGCACGTTAACCCAGTTCCCGTCGTTGCGGCGCCATTGCGCTTCATAGGCGATAGCGTTCTGCGCCTGGTCCCAGCTCACGCGCATCGTTTCGACGCTGATATTTTGCTGCACCACAGAAAACGAGCTGATCACGATGTTCGCAGGCGGCGCCTGGTTACCCGGCGGGATAACACTAACCGGCCGCTGGTCGATGATGGCTCCGGTATCAATGCGTTCGAATTTATCCGGATCGTGATTTGCACCGACGATTGTGAACGTGCCGTCGTTATTATCAGTTACCGTAATAACGCGATACTGCTGTGCGTAGAGCTCATCAGACTCAATGACCCATACAGCCTCAGCCACAGGCGTTTCACTGTAAGCGGTCGTAACAGTCACTTTATTGCCCGTTATCGACTGAATGGTGCGTGACTGTGAAACACCCGATGGAAGATTGACAATCATCCTGTCGGCTGCCGAAGCATCCGGCGCCCTGTCCAGGGTCAGCACGCGACCATTCACCGCAGATATACGGCCACCCAGGTCGCGCCCCGAGAGATTTCGGTCCGCGACTGCAATTACATAGCCGGGCTGTGGAATGTTGCCGTCTTCCCCTACGTTGAAAGTAACAACGCGATCTTTGTTATTGGTGAGGATCCCCCATCTCCCTTTCCGGTTCGCTTCCGACTGACGGGTACAACCGATCGCAGTTATCTCAAGTTGATTAAATCCATAACGCGCAACCAGCGCCTGCTCAAAAACAGGCTCCATCGCATCAGAATAAGCGTTATCAGGATCAGACCAGGACACCAGCGCATTGGTGTAACGGTTCTTTGTGGTGCTGCTGGAATAGGTAAAGCGGCCATCAATAACGTTCGCATGCGTGTATGTAAAATCAACATCTCTCGGCATGTCCGCCAGCGCCACAATCTGGTCATCGCCCCAGTAGGTCATCCCACGGAAGATGGCAGCAAAATCACGCAGGACCGTATAAGCGTCGTTGCGTTCCTGAATGTAGACGTTGCAGGTATAACGTGGTTCGGTACCACTTCCGCCTTTGCCATCCGGTACCATTTGATCACAATACTGTGCAACCTGGTAGAGCGTCCATTTATCTATGTTGGCCGTTGTAAGACGATCCCCAAGTCCGAAACGGTCGCTAACCACCAGGTCATAGAAAATCCATGCAGGGTTATCTGTCCAGGCCCATTTAAATGTCCCAGTCCACGTACCGCTATAAGTGCGGGTTTCGGGGTCGTAAGTATCTGGAATGCGGATAACGCGGCCACGGGGCTCGCAGGCGATCTGCGGGATAGAGCCGTTAAACTGGCTGGAATCGAATTCGATATAAAGCAGCGCTGTGTTTGGATAGCGTAATTTGGCGTCAATTACCTCGGTGAAGCTCTGCAGCATCATCGTGTCGCCGATCTTCGCGCTGTTGGAATCAGACGTAATCTTACGGAGTCGGATTGTCCAGGTGCTGCCAGCCTGAGGTAAATCAATACGGTGGCTGCGCTCGTAACCTGAAGTCGTTTTGCCGGTCACGCTGGTATTGAGTACCGTCTGCCATGTGCCACCGTCCGTCTGCAGGTCAATCGCATAATTAACCGAGTAACCGACCAGATCGCCGTCGTCCTCCTGCTTGAAAAGCGAAGGCCATTTCAGGCGCAGGCGAACAGCTGAAAGCTGCGTATTGGTAAACGTGCGCGTCCACGCTGTAGCGCTCGATACCTCAGTTCCCACGTTGATTTCGTTTTCGGTACCGGGTATGCCCTGAATATATTTTTGCGCCTGAGTTCCCGCGCGAAATTCCCACGTAACGCCGCTGAAGTTTTGAGAGCCGTCAGCATTCTCCAGAGCCGTTCCGTCCAGGTAGATATCTTTCGCCGTCAGTTGCCCTGCAAATTCACCCTCCCCCAGTGCAACGAGGATTTTTGCCTTTGCTACAGATTGCAGATCATCAGGCTGTTCGGTAGGGGTGCGGGAACTGGAGCTGCCGCCCTTGCGGCCTTTTATAGCGATTGCAGTTGCCATATTTGGTCCATAAAAAAGCCACCCGGAGGTGGCCATAACCAGAACGATGTTGAATTAAATATTATTTGATTAGCAAACCAAAATAGTAGTGTTCATCGAAAATGCGGAGAAAGCGAATTGCACAATTACGAACGTACTCTAATTGTTTCGAGCGAGGAATGTCACCGTGTCGCTGATAGTTCAGATAATAATATCCAACCTCATATTCATAATTATTAATGAAATCATCATGCAATGCGCTCCAGTATGTCATTACTCTATTTAAAAGGCCATTTGGTAAGTCATAGCACCGAACAAAAGTTCTAGTTAATTCACTCCAGACATCATCCTCAAGTTCAGAATAGGCGAGCTTTTTGAATGTTAGTCGTAGTGACAATATTAACGCTACTCGTTCAGTTGGCATCACTTCTCCAATTTCTTCAACGTAGCCATCAAAATAGCGAAACACCTCATCTTTTGAGATTTCCTTATCTAATCCCAAAGATGCCAAAATCAAAAGATTTGAAGACTCAATGCCGGCAGCAATCTGGTTTTCTGCCCAGTTTGTGAACGCCCTCCTGTCCAAACCAGGCTCGTTTAATTTTCTTATTCCAAGCAAATCTTGAAAGTCTATTGCATAACCATCCATAAGCATTTCCACTCATATTATGCGTTCTTTCAAGAAGATACACTTAGCTTGGCACTATAGCTACTGCTGATCGTCAACATAAATGCCAGCAGAAATGATCGCACCACCGATGCGACGCTTACCATACAAAAGTGGTACCGGATTCCCCTGGGCTGTCGTATTTGTTACTCCACCAAAGGCATAACTGGCTTGGTTATCCGCAGATTGCTTACTGGCGAGTCCGGTTGTCTGTGGAGATAGCATCTGGACTACGCCGCCAATCGCCATTGATGTCCCAATCCCCGCCACAGCGCCCCATCCACCAGCGAAAGCGGTACCACCAATCCCGATCGCGGCGCCTCCCGTGACGAACGCAGCAACAGCGACAAGGGCAACCCCGAGGATTGTCTGAAACACCCCGGCTCGCTTACTGCCGATGATCACCGGCGCGATGCGGATTTCCTCTGTGCTCCTGTCCATACTGAGCTCATCGTTTAAGAGGTTTCGTTTCCCGCTGAATACCGCATAAGTTAAACCTCGTTGCTTACTGGTATTCAGGAAACGCTCAAAACCCGGCACGATAACGCTCAGGGCGCGGATGGCCTCTTTTGGTGAAGCTACTGATAAACGATATTCACGCCCGAATGTGGCACCTAGCACGCCGTACAATCGAATTGTGCGGACCGGCTCAGCATTAAGTAATGCAACCATTTTTCCTCCATAAAAACTGTCACAGGCAGTTATCAGAAACAGTCTTTAAAGCGCAGTATTTTCATTGTGCGCTCACGCCAGTAGCCGCCATACGGCACGCGCTGGCTCAGATGCCCATAAAGGTGATGCAGTAGCATGTTGCCTTCCAGCAGAATCCCCGCATGATTCCACTTATCAGCCTGAACCTGCATGATCACCATATCGCCAGGTTTTGGCGGCCCGTCGAATTCACGGAATCCGCACTCATACCAGCAATCCTGATAGAAGTTGTCCGGATAGTCGTTTTCCCACCAGGGATAATCGACCCGGTAATCGTGAAGCTCTATCCCGTACGTTTGCCGGTAATAGCTCATCACCAGCCCCCAGCAGTCAAAGTGACCAAGCACAAACGGACGCTCGAGCAACGGCAGTTCTCCACGCGGCTGGATGGTCCGTAAATCCCCCTCCGGCCAGCTCACGATATGCCAAGGTAAAAGGGTTGCATCGCATTGCGCTTTATCCAGTTCGCTCGGTTGCGTCGAGGCATCAGGGTGACTGTGAGCGATAGCTATAACCTTCCCCCAGTCCTCAGCAGCTGCATAGTCTTCGGGGCAAAGGACAAAATTGTCCTCCGGCGCCGCGGCAAGATTCCGGCACGGGAAATAACGTTCAACACGGCTTTTCTGCGCCACCACGCCGCAACACTCGCGAGGATACTCAGCTGCAGCATGTGCCATAATCGCATCGATGGTTTTCTGACGCATATCAGCTCCTGATCAAAGACGTGCCCGGGAACCCACCGAACGGCAGTTCGTTGCCGTCTCCATGCCGGAGCTTACAGGCCGTGAGCGTGCCGTTGCATTCGTCCAGAGAGGGGTCACTCACCGGGTTGTTGTTTTTATCGAAATAGCGGGTTCCGGCATAGTCGCAGCCGTCGCCGGTACGATATTTATTCCGGATACACCAGGTACACAGAGAATGAAGTTGACGTGTAGGGATCATCTTTCCCTGTAACGACATCGGGCTATCGAGTACGAATTCGATACTTTCGCCCGGAATTTCGCTGCTTTTGCTATCAATGTAAAAAACTCGTTTTCTGACCTGTTGCGGATCAGCTGTTGCGTTACCTGCAGGGAAGTTTTTCGCATCGAGATAGTGCGAATAGGTGTCATGGATAGTGACTTTCGCCTGTAGCATATCGTCATAGGCAAGGCACAGCGCTGTAATCTTGCTTTCGATATCTGCAACCGTCAGCGTTGGCTGGGCGCTGTTGCCTTCTGTGGATGCTTCAAGCCCTTCAATTTGATACGGCCAGGCGGCATATTCTTCCCCCTGCCACCAGATGCTTTTCGCCTTCAGCTTTGATTCATCACCACCAGCGGCGGCGATTTCCTCTTCCGTGTGCGGGAGGTTGTACGCGTGAAATCGCAGTACATCATCCACGCCGAAAGTAGAGCCATCAACTTCGATAAGCTGGACTTTGTTTCCGGGCTCAAGGCTTTGATAGTCTGCTGTGATCATGGTGCGTACGCCTGTTTGAATGTTGCGGAAATGGTTATGACTTTGCTGGATAAGGGCTGTGACTTGATTGATTCGGCCTCGATACGATACAGCCCTGTTTCGCCAACTGGAGATGTCCAGATGAATGATTTGGTGACGTGAGAACGAAAGAACTTCAGGGCCTGAAGCATGTCCGCTTTTTTCCCCGTGAGTGTGACCGGCCATGACTGCTTTTCAGGGTTAATGCCTTCCCCGGCGATCTGCTCATAGCCGTCGCCAAAGGTTGCAGAGCGCGTTTTAAGGCTGAACGATCCTTCCATTCCCGCCTGAATCTGGGTTCGCCAGGTAAATGTTTCGATCGCCACCTTTCCTCCAGGTATAAAAAAACCCGCCGAAGCGGGTTGGGTTTTTATATTTCAAAAAATAAATTAAAGTTTTATCAATTGGTATTGAAGTTACGAGTAAGCTTAAAAGTGATTGACTGGTTATTCGCATCAAGGATATCTAAAACAGCTCCTTTATAGCGTATGGTTTTAGATTCAGAAAGATCATATTCCACTTCGTTTGAGAAGGCAGCTCTTGCCAATCCACCCTGAAACTCACGATAACCAATATTTATCTTATTTCCAACCTTACCATTATAAATCAAGGTTTGCTGAAAAACCGACTGCTGCTCTGTTTGAAATTTCACTTTTGAAAATGGCTTCCCTGTATCGCATTTGGTTGCGCCATAGATTGTCACAATACATATTTCACCATTTTTTTTGAGTTGTATACTTTGAGTTGGATCGTTGACCATAAATCGATTCGGTACTACAGCACCTGATGTTCTTTCTACATTAGAGAAAAATTCAGATTTGGAATCCTCGCCAATTTTTACATAGTCACCTGCTGGGATTGTATATACACCTATGGAGCCGATTTCAACCGCCTGATTGAAGTGAATCGCGTCAATACTGGCGTCGATACCTTGTCTAACCATATCTTCACCAACATAGGTAGTAGTAGTCGTGTTGAGTGGCGGAATACTTATCTCCTTAGTCTGCGGTACATAGTTTCTAGCTGGCGTAGTACATCCAGATACCAGTAACGCCACGACTGTCAGTCCAAGAAATTTTCTCATTGCAATATCCTTAAGTTACAATCAGAAACATCCTAACATTAACTTTTAATTGGTCAATGGCTATCCTTTTCTTAGATGAGCGGCAAAAACCAAACTTTCAGAAGGTTTGCAATTAACGCATTTTCGTTGCATTCCAAATTAAACCTCCAGGCTGGAGCTGTTTGGCAATTCCAGCACGAACAGACTGATCGATAGTTTGTTTGTAAGCCCGAGAAATAGCGTCGTTGTTACCAGATGCCTGCTGCTGAGTGTTCTGATTATGAACGATCACGGACGTTTGAACGGTTACGCCGCCAGTTGCCGATGATTGCAGCCCATACATCGGGGCGTGGCCAACATAGCCGCCGTTAGCATACCCCTGAGCTCCACGCATAAGTGCATAGAGGTTGCCGATACCCAGTGCACTGGTCGCTTCCTTCGTAAACACAAACTCACCGCCGTGAACCACGCCTTCCGGTTGGTACTTACCACCATCACCGGTGTAGCCACCGCTATCGAATCGCGGCACCAGACCGCCACCAGAGAAACCAAAGAACGCACCGATACCCGTGCCACCAAAGGCTGACTTCATTCCATTAACCAGAGCCAGTTGCGTCAGCATCTGGGCGATGCCCTTCAGGAAAGTAGACAGGAAATCAGAGAAGTTAGATTTACCAGTAGTAAAAAAGTCAGTGAGCGTGCTGGCCATCCCGGTGAACGTATTGCTGGTAATCGTCTGAACCTGCGAGTAAACATCGGTCGCGCTGTCTTCAAATTCAGCCCAGCCCTTTTTCGCGCCAGTCAGCCAGTCTCCACGTAACCTGTCCTCTGCCTCATAGTAATCATTCGCCGCTTTGAGCTGCTTCTGATAACCCTCGTCGTCAAGCGAACCGCCAGCATTCTTCCAGCCAGCGGCAAGCTGACTTTTCGCGAGTTCACGTTGTGCCTGACGGTCACTCATCCCGGCACCGTTCACTAATGCAGCCTGCTTCTCTGCCATCTGCGTGACGTATTTCTGCGAGGTATCCATTCGCTTGTTCAGCTGTTCCTGAGCGGTAATCTGATCACCTAACAGGGCTTTCTGCCGTGCCAACTGAAGCACCTGGTCTTTACTCGCCAGCAGGGATTTCTCCTGCTTTGTCAGTGAACGTGAACGCGAGGCCTCCTCCAGCACCTGAAATTTTGCTTCAGTCGTCCACAGATCTTTGCGCTGCTGGCTGATAGTGTCGTTCAGCCCTTTATGCTGCTGCAGCGCGCGTAACTGTGCCTGAAGCGCCAGTAATTCGGCCTGGGCAGCATCCGTGCTGCGATCGCCAGCCGATAAAGTGCCCTGCTTTCCGGTTTTGGTCTTTTTGCCAAAAGCAGCGACTCCTTCCCGATCCTTCTGGGTGGTTGCGGTACTTATCTTTCTGGTCGTATCGAGGTATTTACCTGCACTGATATCAGCCTCGTCCCAGTCTTTTTTCAGCTGAGAGACGCTGTCACCATATGCGCCGGCCATTTGTTCGTTGTAGTCCTGCCATCCCTGCAAAGTATCTGTTTTCGCCCAGTCGGGAACGAGATTAATCGCGGCAGCGATAGAGGAAGAAATAATCTGGTTCAGCTTCTGGAAAACGATCGCAACGCTGTAATAAATTGCGTTGAATTCCTTCAGTGTGTTTGATGCCAGTTCAGCGACCCACTGACCGATACTCTGCATGGCCTCAGACGCCCAGCCCTTGATATCCAGCCACAGGCGACCAAACGGTGTCAGCGAGTCGTAAGCCTGCTCCCCACGTTTTGCCATCGTATCGCCAAACAGGTCCATAGCCTGCGTAACGGCCGCGGTCTGGTCCTTTTGCTTTATCAGATCGTCAACATGCTTAAGTTGTGAAACGGTCAGGAAATTATATTGTTCGTTGAGACTCTGCAGCGCTTTAACAGGGTCTTTTTCGATGTCCTTATAGGCTTTGGTGATGTCCTGTGCCGAGACTATACCGGTCTGAACCGCCAGCGCCGTGGAGCCCGCTGCATTTTCAAGTTGCTGCTGTGTCAGCGATCCCATGCCAACCAGCTCAGTCATCAAACTCTGAACGGTACCTACAGTAGCGCCAGTAGAGGCAGCAATAGACTGGGAGGAAGCCATGATCTGAAGCGCTGACGTGCCGGCAATGTTGCCAGTCCTGATAATGGCCTTGTTGATTTCGTCGTAGGCGGTGAAGTAGTCCGATCCCGCTTTGGCCGCAATCAGTACAGCGCCAGCCAGGCCACCAATGGCCACTCGGGCAGGAGTCACCATCGACAACATCGCTTTCAGCGCATTGCCTACACCGCCAAACAAGTCACGTAGCTGACCGCCCTGCTGAATAGCAACCATATAAACCGGCATGCCGGAAGCCAGTGAAGTCACAATGTCGGTCATTTGCATCGGGAGATAACGCATAGCATTGCGATATTGGCCCGCGCTGATAGCCCCAGACTTCCATGCTTCTTCCTGCTCTTTCAGCTTTGCGATCATTGGTGCAGCACGATCGGATACGCCGAGTTGGGCAGCTTTTAGCTCTAACAGTTCTGCGCGCGTTTTTCCGATTGCTGTGACCTGCTCCTCCAGCGAATCGATAAAGGTTTTGCCCGCTGCAGCTGCCCGCTGCGCTGCCTGGGCCTGCTCAATGCGAGCCCGCCCCTCTGCGGTCTCAGACTCCATTACCTGTGCCAGTTTTGCCCGCGTCGTCTCAAGCACGCTGTTGTAACGAGTAAAATCCTCGTCTCCCACCAGCCCTTTACCACGAAATTTCGCCAGGCTCTCCTGGATAGTGTCCAGCTCATCCAGCGCCTTGTTTACCGGACTAATTTTATTCAGCAGGTTCTGCAGTTCCTGACGCTGCTGCTTCAGGCTTTCGCTGTTTTTCTTCTGGTTATCGATGCCGGTGCGGAACGTACTGTTCAGGTCATCCGCTTTACCTGCAGCGGCGGTCGCGGTCTCCTGAAAGCGATCCAGTGCCTGGTTACCACGCTCCAGCTCAGTGGTATTTACGCGCAGGGAAATCGTGGCGATGTCGTTACTCATTCCGCCCTCTCTTTATGCATAACTTTTAGTGCGGCGCTCTCCATGATTCGGATGTCCGAAAGCGCGGTTGCCTCGTCGTCGACGTGGTGCAGGTGCATCACCCAGGGCAGCACGTTGTAATCAAGCCCTGATGCACCTCCCATGCCCGTGCGCCACTGCGTACTGACAGCCTGGAACACCAGGAATGAAGGCCATACATCTGGCCAGACGTCGATGTATTGATCGTCGTAGTCATCCGGCGTAAGCCCATAGGGCGCCAGGTCTGCCGCTGTGGGTTCAGGCGTATAGAATGCAGAGGCAACCGCTATCAGTTTTTTTCGCGCTGCCCCATCAGTTCGCGATAGTAGGTTTCAGGGATAGCCTTCATCGCCGCCGGATAGTTTTCCAGCAGCACCGACAGGTTTTCTGCGTTGAATGTATCGGGGAGCGCCCAGCCAGAAATGATTTCCATCAGAAAATCAGTGGCGGTTTTGCCTTCCAGTTTTTCGAGATCAGCCAGCTCTTTAAGTGGCTTATGATTGAACGTGAAGGTCAGCACGCCATCCTCATCGCCGGCGCGCGGGATCGAGACGTTGGCCTTAAATGTTGGTTTGGGCTGGAGGGTGAATTTGGTAGCCATTGATACCTCTTACGAAAAAAAGCCTCCGCAAAGGGAGGCATAGAATATTGAAAGCTCTGACGGGTCAGGCGGCAGCGTCAGTCACCTTGTAGAACGTCATCGCCGGTGACTGCAGGTTCAGCACCACACTCACTGTCTCTACCTCGTTAACCGCAGTAGTCGGCGTGTCGTCAAAAGATGCCGTGGCCGCCCAGTAACGGTTCTCCTTCGCCTTCGGCACGTACATGTAAGCCGCCACGGTCTCTTCGTCTTCGTCCAGCTGGCGCAGCAGCGGATAAACCGGGAGAGTTGAGTCGTGAGCAATCGAGTAAGTCTGAGAGACAGCGGATTTATAAGTGTTCAGGTTTCGCTGGCGATCATCGCTGAGGAACTGAATCTGCGTGGTGTTCTGATCACCACCAGATTTCGATAGCTCAGTGATTTGTGGCAGCTCGGTCCATTCTTCAATTTTGCGAATAGAGCCGGAACCGCCGCCCGCCGCGTATTTGTTTTTGTTGGTGGTGTTGATGTTGCGAAGAGTTACAGCATTCTCCGCAATCGCATCGATTTTCGCGATAACGTTATCAATACCCGACCAGTTGCAGTTCACGTGAACGATATCGCCGACCGCGATATCGTCTGCGGCGCTAACGGTGATCACTGCGTGCTCAGCATTCGTCGCGCCGGTGAAAGTAATGGCCGGGCCGTAGCCCGATGCCAGATAGACATGAGCGCCGTTAGGCAATGCAAAGCCCATAATGATTACTCCTTTAGAAACGGGAAAACCGGCTCAAGGCCGGTCTGTTGTGGGACATCACAGAGGGAATCAGTTGGTAATGTCTGCCCGATAATTCAGGCTGACAGGAACGGAGTAGGACACTGGTGTATGGACGCCGCGGAATATGCCAGGCGCGCTGCTAATCCAGCAGGTAAAGTCTTTGCCTGCAATTTCCAGCCCCTCGGGGAACAATTCCGCTACTCTGCCCGCCAGGGCAACGACGGAGGTACGGCCGGAGCCGGCTGGCGCCACGACATTAATCTGGTACACGCCAGAAAAAGTCCGGCAGCGTAAGCCGAGATCGATTGTTCGCGGCGTAACGGGCATATCGTGAACGGCCAGGTACATCTCGTTAGCAGGAGGTGTAAACGGCACGTTCTCCCATGCAACCGAAATGCCCTCGGCATCGGCCCAGGCACCCAATCTGGCGGCTAGTGCAGATGCAATATCAGGAATCACTTAGTCACCTCCCTGACAGCTTCCTCAAAGAAGCGTTGAAACTCAGCTGCAGTTATGCGGACCATACCGCCCGGCGCCTGTGTGGAATGCCCCATTTCAAGCGGGTAGGCATAGGGCACGTTGTTGCAGAAATAAATGGCCTTCATCCCGACTTTGAATAGCGACAGCGTGTAGTTCCCGGCCGCTTTGGTCAGGTTGCCGGTCTTGTCTATTCGCCCTGTTTCATCAGTTGTCGGAGCATCAAACGATATCTGCCAGTTACCGCGAAAACGGCCGCCCGTATAACCCGGAGGCGCTTTGACATCCATCCCATCCACCAGCCGTGCCTTTTTCTTTAACCGTCCGGTTTTAGTCAGGTTGTCGGGGTTCGCTCGTTGCGCCTCGTTGTGGTCGTAGACAGCGCGATTATAGGAAACGGCTGTCTGGTTAACTTCCCACAACTCCGGGTTGCCCACTGGGGACATCATCACCAGCTGGTTAAGAATTTTGATTCCGACGGCGCGCACCACTGCTTCCTGATTCGTTTTCGCCTTATTAACGAAAGCCGTGATTTCAGCCAGGAAAGCCGCGTTCTCGCCCATGCTAAGCCCTCAGTTGCGCTTTGTAGCAGAGCACCAACACGGCAGGTTTTACCGGATTCGGTTTGACAACACGGTACGTTGTGCCATCAATATCAACCACATCGCCGATTTTAATTTCCTGCTCTGACGTAAAAACGATCTTCACGTCGCCGTTAACGATGACCGTTTCATCAATTTCGCCTGGCGCGTATTCGGTCTTCACGCCCACAGCAGTAAAACGGACCGCTTCAGTTTTATGCTCAACGCCGCCGATAACCGTTACCGATCCTTTACGGGTGACGTTGTACGTCGCGCCGTTCTGCCTGAGCATGCGGGTCGTTCTGGCCTGCATACGTTGGTAATCAATCGCCATATCAGGCCCTCTCAGCAAATGCATTGATGGCGTAACCACGACCACCAGCGAGGTCGCCCAGCAGCGCCATCACGGCAGGATAGGACGGCGTGAAGACTTCCCCATCTGCGACCGCATAGGTAATGGCTACAGCACCTTCCACACGTTCAGTTTTCACAGCGGCTTCGCGCACGCTTGAGAGTAAATCGCCGTCGATTGCCTCTACCGCCAGCATGCACTGCGCGGTTATAACCTGCCGTGGAACTTCATCCGGCGGGCAATCATGTTCATCCAGAACGACATTCACGCGTGGCCATGCCAGCGGCTGGCGTGGGTCTGTTTTTGAGCCAACCCAGTCCAGCCCCTCCAGGTAATCCATTGCCTTAATCAGCAAAGGTGTGAGCTTGTCAGGCAGTTCAATGCCGCGTATTTCCGCAAATGAGACAAGATCCTCTTCACTGGCGTAGCTGTTGGCATCAGAAGAGGTGATATCGGTATTGATCATCGAATAATCCTGTTTATGGGGCTTTCGCCCCATTCGTTATTCTCCGGCAGGCGCAGTAAAGGTGATCTCATCAGTGGTTTTCGCCACACCTTCAACCGTGCCGGTTACCGTGAAGGTGCCAGCAACGTCTGATGTGAGTTTCACCGTTGCACCACCAGCAGAGCCTGTTTGAGAACTGGCCGTGCTGAGCGTGCCGCCCGTTGAACTCCATGCAACAGTTTTACCGGAAACACCTGCGCCGTTTAGCGTGTACTTCAGGGAAATGGTGACCGCATCGGTGCTGTCAGCGGTTGCGGAGGTTTTATCCGCTGACAGCGTTACTCCCCCGCCGCGGATCCCAGCTTAATCAGCACGCCAGCCGTAGATTTGTTGCTGGTGAAGTGCTTCTTCCAGTTACCTGCAGTCCCGATTTTGGTCAGGTCTGGGTTATCTCCTTTGGAGGTATCCCAGCTGTAACCCAGCAGGTCGACATTCACCACGCCTTCAGCGCGGTATCCGATAGCCAGGTTTTCCTGGTCGTTGATGTCGTAGGAACGGAAGCCCGGCGCCTGAGACTCGGTGACGGTAACCGCTCCGGCCACCAACCCAAGGATCGCATCAGCATCCATAGTGTCGGTAACCAGTACAGGTTTACCCAGCGTGCCCGGCTGCCCGCCGTAAACCACAACGCCTGCTTCTTCGTAGATTTTGTTGGCAATCGCCTCATCCACGATGTCGAAGTAAGTGGCGGAGTGCATAACGAAGAGCACCACACGGTTGAACTTATCGCCGTATTTGCGCAGGCCGCGCGTCAGGGTCTTTTTACCGTCAGTCTCAATGTCGGCGGTTACGACCATGTCGGCGTTAGCACCAATCGCCGCAGTCAGCGCTTTCAGGCCATATTTCACGTAGCCTTCCAGCGTCGCGTCAGCCACATCAGTGCCGATTACTTCGGAGAACTCGTCAACCGAGCGGCCACGGCGTTTGAATGCTTCTTCAGTCGTTTCGTATGGACCGTATTTCCACGGCGCTTTGACGGATACGGCTTCACCGGCACCAATCTTCTTACCCGTCACTTTTTCGGTGGAATTAACGTCACGCGATTCGATAGAGCCGCCAACCTTGTAGAAGGCACGCTTGCGGAAGTCGCCTTCAATCAGCTCGTTATCCAACAGGATCGCTCCGTTGGAGGACGCGTTGAAAATAGCTAGGTTGTCCTGGCGGCGCTCGAGGAAAGCGGTCTGCGCCAGGTCGTCATAAATAATCAGGTCACTATTAACAGTGGTAGGCATGGGTTAATCCCTTATTTCGGAAGTTTGAGGAAGGCCTGCTGGCCATGCTTGCGGATGTAGTCCGCTTTGTCGCTGGCGCTCATTTCGGAACGTTTCAGGCTGCCACCGCCGTTTGGTTTATGTCCGCCCGCGCCGGTACCTTCTGCGCGTGGAAACAGATGCGGAGCCGTCTCCTTAAGAGACTCCGCCCATTCGAGTGGACTCAGTGGCGTTTTGCCGTCTTTACCGAACAGAACATCGCCATTTGCATCAACTGCTACGGCCTCGCCTTCGTCGTTGAGCTGGAATGTGCCTTTGGCACGCAGAATCAGATCGTCGGATGCTTCCGGCAGCGCACCAGCTTTGGACGCTGCTGCACGGATTGCATCCCCCAGAACTCGATCCCGGAATTTGTTGGAGAACGCTTCAGCTTTGTCCGCGCGTTCATTTGCGGCTTTAATCTGCTTCTCCACATCAGCACGCAGACGCTCGGTGCGCTTATCGAGCACCTCATCAATTTTCCCGGCGGCAATCAGCTTTGCCTCTTCGTCGTCGGAAAAACGCTGGAGGATCCCACGTACAGCATCAGGATCGATACCATCGAAGCGTGACAGGGTTTCTTTTTGCTGCTTGATGGTGCCCAGCAGCTCAGAGTTTTTTGATTTCAGGCCTGTGACTTCGCTGGTCACACGCTCATCAATCAGCTTCTGGATTTCTGGCGTGATTTCGATACCACCGCCACCGCTGCCCTCTCCGCCGCTTTCTGGTGCGTAAAATTTCAAGAGCATGTTTCGAATTAACATAATTTCCCCTCGGGATTTTGCCGGGCCTCGCCCATAAAAAAGCCCCGGCGGATGCCAGGGCATGAAGAAAGTAATGGTTGTTAGTAGTCAGTACCTGAGAGCTGCTTCAGACGTTCCAGGCTGATCCATTCGCCTTTGTCAGTGAACATATCAGCCAGGTCGATTTCACCCGCGCGGAACAAACGTCCACGCTCGGCACCAAGAACCTGATCCTGGCGTTGTGCTGGCTGGCGTGCGAGCCATTTCAGATACGAAGTTTTACCCGGTACCTGTCCATCCATGCTGGCCCGAGTCCCCTCGTCCATCTCGTCGATATCGATGCCAAGTTCACGCCACGACTTGAGGATCAGGGTTTCGGTAGAACGACAGCAAAAATGAATTTTCCCGGGCCCCTGCAGGTAAGGCACCTTATGCCCGACCGGTTTGTTATCCAGGGTGTAGCGCAGCAGGTCACGAATAATGCAGTCATGGCTTGTTTTATTGTCCAGCGTAGACAGCCACTGTTTGCCTTTCACGATATCGCTGTTGGCGCTGGTGAAGCTGTTACGCGCGGTGGCGGCCAGATGATTAACGGCCGTTTTAGCGATGCTGGCGGCGTTTGCCCTGCTCATCTGCAGCGCGCCGTCGCGATAATCTTTATTGGCGTGGCCGCGAACACTGCGCGCGATTGTTTCTACCGTGTCGCCGGCAAGATAACCCCTGCGGACGGCGTTCACGATACGCGCCAGCCTGTCCGATTCCAGATTCTCCGCCCATTCACTCAAAAGTCGTCCCTGAAAGGGTTGCGCCATTGCTGCTGCATACACCATGTCGGCTGTAATGCCCTGCAGCGGATATCGCGCTAGCACCTGAGATGGCAGAAGGTAATCGAACAGGCTCAGCTGATAACTGGCTTCGTTCTTTGCCAGGGCCACCAGCTCACCCTCGAGCCCTGCCTGCATGGTAGCTACGGCCTGATGATTAAGTTCGCGTACGCTGCCCAGTAAACTCTGCAGACGATTAACGGTGAAGCTCTCCGGAGGCAATCTGTCCAGCGCATCCAGCAGGCGTGCCGACAGTTCTGCGTCCGTCTCGTTGAGCAACTTCACCATTCGGTTTGCCACGCCAGTGGCATAGCGGCTTAACCAGACGGAGTGTGCGATCGACTCATCGCGCAGGCTTTCGTTTACGGTTGCCATATCAGCCCCCGGTCAACGTTGGTGCCTGATTGCGAAGCGCATCAATTACCTCGTCCGGACTGTCGGCAGGGTCAATGAGATCGAGCTTCTGTAGTGCTCGAATCATATCGCTATCGCGCAGCGCACCGGACTGCCAAGCATTGACGATTGCCGTCACCATGCCCGACTCGGCAACCTTCGCAATGAATTCCTGGTTGATCGTGTAGCTTGTCGATTCGCCCTTGATGCCGAGATATTTCGCACACCAGGCAAGCGCCAGCGTGTAGGCCTCAGAAACGTTTGAAACGCAGATACCGAGCACGGATGTTGAGGATGTTTGCTCACCGCTCGCCTGGGTTGCCGTCTTCACCGTGGCGTTCTGTTCAATCAGTCTGGCGCCCAGCTGCACCATGTAATCGCGCTTGCTGTCCATGGCCTCTTTAGCCAGCATGTTCGGCTGCGCCTGGGCATAGCCAAACGAGCCCTCTCTGGGAAGTAAAAGCGGTGATCGGGAACCAATTTTAACGCCCTTCTTCTCGAGGTGATCGCGCCAGCCGGTATCGAGCCCAGTCATGTACGGCTGCACCTGGCCACAGAACCACACGCTGTCCTCATAGTCAGCACTGTTACGATAATGACCGTGGTTTATCTCCACCAGCGCAGCCAGCGGTGAATCATCGATAGTGGGATCGTTGTTCTGAGCACCGACAAAGGTGAAAGGGATTTCGTCCCAGTAGTCCTTTCCTTTCGGCTTAGGGTGGTACTCACTGTCAACGGTGTAGGTTCCGCTTGCTGTGCCACCAGCCCGGCGCCATACCCGGCAGATGAACCGCCCTTCTTCCAGCGCCAGTTCGCGGTATTGGATTTCATCCTTGTAAGCGTAACCATCCGGCTCTTCAACACATTCGCGCAGGACCACCAGCACCAGCTGATCGCGTCCGTTAATTCGCTTTGTTCGCCAGTTGATAATGTTCTCTGCCGGATAACGGAGGATGATCGCCTCATCGGATGCTTCTGCGTAGTCGACATAAAGCCCCTCTCGTGCCACCTCCAGCACGTTCTCGGTCACCAGTTGCGACTGCTGATAGATGCTGGTACCGGCCCCGTCAGCATTGTCCAACAGGTATTTCAGCTTTTCAGGACCGTTAAACGTAGGGTCCTTACGATACGCCATCCCAAGCATGCCGATCTTCGTATTGCCGGCAATGGCGTAGAACACAGCGCGGCTCAGATAGTCCTCATTACGCTTTTTATTGCGTAATGATTTATCGGTTGGGTCGAGATACGGCAGATACTTATTACCTGCCGCTTTTACGGCCTCGGCCCCTTTGCAAAAGTCCCTGTATTTCCGCCAGGCAGCAGAAGCCGCCCGGTGTTCTGGTCGAACCCAGGTGATGTCGTCGTTTGCCATATCAGAAAGTGGTGTCCATGGTGATTGAGTATGCCGGCTTCACAATGGGGTAATCCTTCACGATGAAGTACCCACCAGCATCATTGGGGTGATCGTTATCAGCTGATTTGTCCGGTTCGCCATTGGCCGCCCAGATTTGCTGTTCGAGGCTTTCGGTGTAAACCGGGCAATTCTGCACATTCACCAGGTAGCGGCGTTCTCCGTTGGCGTTGCAGAACATGGCGTTCATCGAGTTGATGCGATCCTTAACCGGCGGGTTGGCATCATCAACAATGACGCTGAACCCGGCATCATTAAGCTGGGCAATATCGGTCTTGCTGGCGTTCTGCGATTTGCGTGAGTCGCCAGAGGCATCCGGATAGATGTAAATCTCCCGGCTTTTAACGTAGCGACCATCCTCGTAGCGCCAGAACTCTTCCTGAATGCGCTTAATCATCGCCGGCGTGTCGTAGACCTTCACCAACTCACGCACCGCACGCGGCAAGCCGTTACGCTTTACGTGAACAATCGCGGCCATTTTCCCCACGTTGAAGTCCATACCGATAAACAGCGGATCCCCATCCTGAATCTCGTCAGAACAGTTATTCAGCTTACGGTTGAACGTATGGTAAATGGTCCCGCTGTTGAGGTTGGTGAACTTGCCGCGCAGATAGGCCTGAATCAGTTCGTCAGGGTATGAGCTCAGAAGCGATGGAATGTAGTCAGGCGGCAGATTCTTTGCGTTGTCGAATGTGCTGGCCTGAATCAGACCGTACAGGGCCGCAAGCTCTGGCTTTTCACGTACCGCCTTCACGAACTGCTGGTAGACGAATTTGAAGCCCTCCGGCGTAGTCGTTACATCGATGCCGTTACGAAGCCCATCAACCTTGTAACGCATACGGGCGATAATTTTTCGCCAGGCCTGCTGCGCTTTAGCCGCAGCCATTACGTCCAACTCATCGACCATCGCGTTACCGATTTTGAAACCAACTATCGAGCCGGGCTTCTCCATCGAGCGGCAGATTGTGGTCCCGCGGAACCGTCGCCCCTCGTAGAAGTGAACCTCTTTGTTCCCCTCGTTGATTTTGACGCTCAAGCCCCAGTCAAAGGCCACCTCTTCAATCGTCGGATAGAAGATGTCACGAATTTGCGGGTACGTCGGCGCGAAATAGCCCTGGTTAATCTTCGGGTGCTCCCACATCCCTTTGCAGATGCCGCCACAACCCACCCACGTTTTACCCGAACCGAACCCGGCAACATAGGCTTTGAATTTGTGCTGCATCGCGAGGAAGCGCGCCTGAGGAATGTTAAGTGTCGGGCTGATTCCCATCGTCTGCCCTCGCATCCACTACGTTGATATTGATCTGCACTGGGGTCGGTTCATCGTCCTCACCATCACCGGCCAACTCTTTGCGGAGTTTCTCGACCTCAAGCTGCCGGCGTTCGATTTCAATCTGCTGCAGGCGCTGGGCGAACTCGCTATCGGCCAGGCCAAGTCGCTTCATTACCGCTTCGAACATTCTTTCACGGCTGATGGCTGTAATTTCGACGCCGTTTTTGCCAACCTTCACGCCGGAGTAAGCGAGACGGGAAGCTGCCGGAAGTTTGCGCGTATCAGGGAAGTAAGGCTGGCCAATACCATCGCCGTTGCAGCGCGGGCATTCTGGATTGGGCTCTTTATTGTGGTCGTAGCCGTAACCACCGGAATCTTCGGGTTCACGTCTGTCACGTTCAACAGCCTCAAGTCTTTTCTCTTCAAACTCGACAGCATCCCGCCACTGGTAGTGGTGACCGAAGCCCCAGCAGTAACGGCAGGCACCGCGGCGATACTGCGAAAGCTGGTTTGCATCGAAGGTGGCGAGCTGCCACATCTGCTCAAGCACTTCATCGGCACTCCCGATAGTGCGCACAATGGACGCTTTTTGCTGCTTCGCAATTGCCTGCGCAACTGAAGTTTTCTGAAGGAGTTGATAGCCGATTTGTTCAGCTGATTTTTTACTGTAGCCAGCTCGGATAGCAGCCCGAGTGGCGTTGTTGTCCTTCAGGTACTCTGTGACAAACAAGCGTTGCTGAGCAGTAAGTCCATCATCATCCATCAGCTCTTTTGCGCTTTGTTCTTTCTGCGCAGTGCGCACTTTTTTTTGCGTAGGTCTTTGCGCAGTTTGCGCAGAAGGTTTTTTGATATATCGGCGCGCGGTCGCGTAGTTCAGTCCCTGCGCTTCACACCAATCCTTCGGTGATACGCCAGTTGCGGCATGTTCGGACAGGAACCGTTGCTGAAGCTCGCCCCAGTCCGGTTTTGCCATTACTTACTCCAATAAAAAAGCCACCAGCGGATGCCAGTGGCTTGGGTGTGGTAATCACGAAGGGATTCGAAACCTTGAGCCAGAAGATGAAGGTCGTCTGCGCCATCCTCCAGCTTATAGCAGTGTTACGCTTCGTTCGGTTCGGTTTTACCCGGCATCTCGCGCACCTGACTAATGCTACTCAATATTATTGCAAGCAATTAGTGACCACGAGTGATATTTCCAAAATTTAACTAGGCTGATAACACATTTGTTATTATTAAAGTTGGGACGCCTAGCAATATAGCTAAAAACAAGAATATTTTAGCCAGCACCTTGTAACCTAGTCTAAACAGGTAAATCGACTCTGCAAATAATATCAGACAAAGGACCGGTGACAAGCCAATAAAAAAAATTGTTAAAGTCGAAAAGTCTACTACTGAAAACACCTTCCCCACCCTTATAACATAGATTTATGATTCAAAAATGCATCACCGCAGCGACACTTGAAATCATCAAAAGAAAAACACATAAGAGCGTTAGCCTTTTCATTTGAAGGCCATATGAAATCAGCACCAAGCTCAAAAAAAGCACAACTAATGAAAGGCTGAGAAAAAACAATAAGTCATTGATGTTTTCATTTAAGATCAACATTCAAATGTTACTCTTTTATTGGGTTATACACCAATGATAGCGTTTATCTACAAAATTTTTATATATTTCTAACGATAAACGCCTGCCACCCAATATCTGCAAGTTGAACGTTCGTGTAGATTGTATCAATCAGTGGCCTCCCTTCCACCAGAAGGGACTGGTCTCTTATGTTCTACTTATCCAATGCCAGCGAGGTTGCTGTCACCTTTCATAGTACCAATCAGCGTAATCTACAAAACATACTGGCTATACGTCAATCAACAGGTGGCGACGTGCTTTGAGCCAGAACATATCTGGTGCGCTAAAAAGCAACCTATCAGCAATCTTAGCCAATGCTCACCACAGGCCAAGCCTAAGGAAATTCTTAATCACTGCCACTTGCGCTTGTTGATTCCCAGTTAAGTGCCAGGCTGTACATGACTCTGATGAGGAGTTTGCCAACTCCAGGGAAACATCCATAAAAAGAGCAAGTGAAACTGAGACTCTGGTAGCCCTCCATGTGAGGGCATTTTTTTACATTTCTGCGCTTCGCTTGTTAAATATCGAGTCTTTTCTACAATTTAATGGTGCTTTGCTATGTCAGGTAAAGCCGTCGTTCAGAAATACCCGTGTGCTCAAGGATGAGCCATCCCTAGTTCTTTCTCTCCTGCTCGATCTGCCTTATGCCAGCGAAATTATTGTTGCCCTTCTCAATTACGGCCAGTAGCGGCTTAATCCACAAGATTGCCTGGCAGTACGTCATGGAGCTGGTGGCAATGGCACGATCATCGGCTGTGTCAGGTCCATTGGAATCGGTGTGCATGGCGCTGGCACGTAAACGGTGCGCGTATTCGAGCAGCCCACCAGCAATGTCAGCAGGAAGAGGCAGATCACAGGTTTTTTCACGGCGGAGAATCTCCCGGTATTCGATTACGGTTTCTTCGGTGCTGGTGTCGATCAGGGAGTTAAGCCTGTTGGCATGTTCTGCAACCTGATTGAATCGATTGAAGTTGAATGCCTGAGTAGCGATTACCTGCTCCTGCAGAGCATTGTCACTGCGCAGAACCTCGTTATCACTCTGTAGGCCGTTGGTGTCTGAGCAACTTTTAACGAGTGCGACTGACAGACCAGCAATAACCACAACCGCGATTGGTAAAAGATTAAATTTCACTGGTCGATCCCCCAGCACGCCAGCGCGCTTTCCTGGTCGCGCCGTTCTACCTGACCGTAGCAGCCGTTCTTCTGACCTTTAGTCATGCGGCAATCGCGACCACCGTCCTTAATCCACCAGCGGATTGCCTCGCATGCCCCGCGGCGGTCACCGGCATTAATGCGCTTATAGAACGTGGACGGGAAGCACTTACCTGGCCCGATGTTGTACGGGCAAAAAGATGCGATCCCGGCTTTTTGCGGTTCGGTAAGCGGTACCATAATATTGCGATCAACCCACGCCAGAGCCTTATTGCGTTCGATGGCGTTCACTTGATTGCATTTGGCCTGAGTCAATTTCATGCCCTGCACAACCGGTTTACCATCAACCATCGTTGCGCCGCGGCAAATAGTCCAGATACCGCCACCATCTTTGTAGGACGTGAGGCTGTTACCCTCTTTCTCATTCAGAAACTGGTCGAGGATTACGGATGCAGGAGCACCAGCTAGTATCAGCCCCAGAACTGCGGTACTCAACTTTGCTCTGGATCCCATCACTCACCTTCCTTTTGTAATGCCTCAACGACCACGCTTGCAGCAGCAGGACGCTCGTGAAGGGGTTTATCACCAACGCCTTTCAGGTAGTCATTGACCATTTTTGTTCGCTTCTCATCCTCTCTACGCCTGCGGTTTGCATCTACCCGCCCGTTAATGTACGAGGCTAGCGAGATAAGCAGACCAGCAGCGCCAAAGAACATGAACACCAGATCCTGAGTGGTAAATCCAATGGCTGACGCCAGAGCTGCTACCCACGCGAAGAACTGCGTGAAGATGTTCCCTGAATCATTCATTTTCATGGTCTCTCACCTCGCTAAGTGCGGGTGCTGTTGCTAGAAATAAAAAAGGCTGCCAAACGGCAACCTTATGATGATCTAAACCTGCTTGAGCGCCCTTCTCATGAGGAGTGCAATAAATTAAATAATCCTTAAGAGAGCTATTTAACCCATTAAAATAAATAACTATTCAAATAGTTATTTATTGTTATCATTTGGGTTAAGTTAAAGAAAATCTTCTTAGGGATATAAGACATACAAGCGGGCATGCACTGGCTTTATTAATGCGGAGAGGATTGATGTCGTTCTCCGCACTTTTTAGTGCTTACATCTGGCTACCAATGCCACTAGTCAAGACATTAGTGCCAGAAACGCATTGAGACATTCATCCACCTCTAATTATGCCCACCCCATTCAGAAGATTTGAGTGAATAAAAAAAGCCCGCTTTTGAAGGCGGGCTAATGAGTTGACTATTGGTAAGGTAGGTGCGAGTAGTACCTATGCTCAGTAGTGAAACTGTATCGGCTGATTCACGTTTGGTTCAGGAGAACCATCAGGCAGTTATCTTCGACCCACTTTTCAAGCGTAGCAGCAGTTTAAAATTTCATAAAAAAAGGCCTGCTTTTTTACGGCAGGCTCTCAAGGAAATTGAAACTGTATTGTTATTGTCATGGTGCCGGGTGCCTCCCGGTGACCCTACCCCAGTGAGCAAGGCCGCGTGCATACCTGCAGAGCGCAGTTGACTGGAACGCCCTTTCGCTTAGAAAGGATTCACCACACGCATAAATTACGCATGAAATATTCACTCGGTCAATACTGTTCATCATTGGCAAAAAAAAGCCTGCTCGGAAAAGCAGGCATAGATCGCTAAGTTGGAAATAATTGAGGGTGTGGTGCCGGGTGCCTCCCGGTGGAAATGATCACAGCACTCATTCCCGCGCGCTGGTTGGACACTCTGGAGAAATGTCCTGCTGAATCGCCCCTCCGCTTAGGGGGATCCACCACAAAAACGCTTTCAGAAACATCCATTCTGCAGGATGCATAAGAAGCTTATGTGCAGTATGAAGAATCTGCCACGTAATCAGATGAATATATTCATTTAAATGGTACAGGCAGAGGGCCTTCAATCACCTCGGCCTCTCCGTTATCGCAGATGTCGTCACCCTGTGTCAGGTGCCAAATACCATTAAAAGTAAGTCCCGTCTCAAGGTCTTCTGTAACACCATTGCTAAAGTAAGCAACCTGTACTCTGCCGTTGTGTTGAATCCAGTAATAGCCTTCTGTCATCATTCCCCCTCCTCTTTGATATAGAGATTATAAGAGGCAATGAATACTGATGATTTTAGTAATACTTAAATCGCTATTAAGCAAAAAGCCCCACGGGGTTAACCGCAGGGCTTTAAACGAAGGCAATAACCCATCGTTAGAGCAAAATTACCACAGATTCGGGAAAAGTAAATAGCTCACGATAAAATAATGCCCTACTTTGTTATCTGCTTGAGCTGCGCATCAGCCCAAGCCTCTTCGATATCAAACTTGGTGATGAGCTGGTCGTAGAATGGCTTAACAGACTTCTTCCAGGTATCGAGGCTGATTTCATCCGTTATCTGGCATACCGCGGCGTAAGCCTCAGTTGATGGGATTCGTTCATACCCCCGCCCGCTGCAACGCTTGCAATCGGCCATAACCGGAACACCCTGCTGTTCTGTAAGGGCCTGATTGACGGCTTTCCCGCGTCCATGGCAATCTTTACAGGCACAACTAACGACCCTCTTACCCTTACACTGAGGGCAGAGAACGCGCGCTACCTCCCTAACCTGCCTCCGTACCTCATGCTCAGAAGGTCGAAAATCTTCGACGCCCATATTCAGAGACATCTTCACGAATCTTTTCTCTTTTGCCAGAGTGTGAGACTTCGTGCTGAAAACCTCAGCGTCTACAAACCCTTCCCCATTGCAGCCATCACACTGCTTCACGCTGGCGGCGCTGCGGGAATAATCCTCGAAAGCGAAGCTGGCCAACCGATGCATCACCAGTGGTTTAATCTCTGCATCAAGCTTCCGTAATGCCGCAACCCGATCGCACTTAGTCAGCGCGTACTGGGCCAGCAACTCAATCGCCCTCTCCCGGTCATTGTTGCTGATACCCATCTTCCCGAGAAAAGCGCTGTAACCCATGGCGGCCCGTTCCTGCGTCATGCCCATCGCAGCCATAATATCCGAACCGGTTAATGCATCTGATGCCGTAGCACGAGGAGAGTCGCTAATCATCGTCGATTTGGCGAAGTGATATTTGAGTGTATTCTCGAGATTCATGCGGTCTCCAGTTCGGTAATGGTGAGTTCTAATTTCCCGCCCTTAACGACAGGCATTTTCATAACGCGATAATCCACAACCTGGCAATCATCCAGCCAGAATCCCGCCTTGGTTAAAGCGTCGAATGCAGCCTTTTGCAGGTTATCCAGATCGCGGCGCCGGCGATCGGGCATGTAACATTCAATGCGGATTTTAAGTGGTGCGGCCGTGCGGATATTAAGCCGGGCGCTTCGAATGACACTGGCGACCGCATAGCGATACGCGACGCCATCAGCACTGATATGCGTGCGTCCACGGTTGTGCCGGTAATACCGGTTGTTACTCGGCGGCCAGGGCAAAGTGATTTGATATGTCTTCACGTTCACCCCCACAACCGGTTTCGCCAGCGACTGTCCGGGCGCGCTGGTGTATTTGAGGTCGGAAGGAATGCACTGACAGTCCAGGTCACGTAATCCTGATTAAGGCTGCGCTCAACTCGCACGCCGCGCGCTTTATAACGCTTAACCAGTTCTTCGGCCTGTTCGGTGCTGCAATCGGTGTGGTGGAACCAGGAAAACTTCATTCCATCACCCCGCGAAGCCAAGCAGCTGCGCGGCGACGTTTTCGGCTTCATCGCGACTGCGGAATGAACGGGACAGGACCCAGCGCCAGAGGACATCGAGCGCAGCTTTATAGAGTTGCTGGAACTCGAGCTCGTCCATGTTGGCAAACGAGATGCTACGAGGATGCTTTTTGAGTGTGCCGTCAGGCAGCTGAATGGCATCAAAGTGCCCTGCTTCGACGATCACCCAGGAGCGGTAAGCGTCAAAGGATTTGCACAGGCTAATGCCATTTGTGACCCGGCGGTATGCAACCTGCTCAAGATAATGCTCAGCAGCATCGATCAGCGCGCCCTCATTGCCGGCATACGAAGCCAGGAACTTGGCGTAGCCAGTAATCAGCTTCCTCTCGTTACTCGAGATAGCCCCGCCGGTTGGTTCCCAGTATTCAAAACCGAGATTGAGAAGCGCGAAAAAGCGCCGGTGAAATGCCGGGTTTCGTACCCGCCTGAACTCGGCAACAAGAATATCGCCGAGCCGGGTTTTTGATTGCAGGATATCCCTGGTCTCGGGCGTAGCCGGGATCAGTATTCCTGAATGGTGTTTGATAAGTTGTAATTCTAGCGCCATGGTTCTCTCCGTGGCGCATCAGGTATAGGTTGTTCAGGCCTATGAAAGAATAATATCAGACGGTGGTGTAACTCGGTACCCCAGTCGTTTTGCAAATTGCATAAACCCGTTGAGAGTGAATATTTCTTCCTCTTCGAGCAACGGTCGTAATGAAACTATTCCATTTACTCGATAAACCAGATATCTGCCCTCAGCCGGGAAGCTATAGATAACTGCTTTATCGGCCCTTCTGACCACGTCGTACCATTGATCATCTGCATTAAAGGCATCTGCACTACACACTATTTCCCCCAGAGCGACTTATTGACGCGGTAAACAGTAATCGGGAACAGCCAGGGGAACGCAAACAGCGATACTCTTTGAAACTGCTCCAGTGAAATTCACGCGATTAATAAAACCACTCGTCGGCGCTTTCCCAGGTCTCCTGCACGATTTGCTCAACCTCTTTCTTGTCGCCCCCGAAAACACTCAGACCATCATTGCTGGCACGCTTAATCGTAAGCTGGCATTCATAAAACTGTTTACTGAGCCTTTTGAGAAGTTCTGACTCGAGTGCAGGTATAGCTCCATCAGGAAGTTTCTTCATGCGATCAATGGCTAACTCGATTTTCACTTTCCCCTCCGCAATGAATTACTGTATGCATGTACAGTACATTTATAAACTTATGTAACGGATTTTGCAACGTTTTATGTGATAACAATCTATCGCACGGAGAATGTGCCCCCCCAAACAAGCAACAGGTAACTTCTAGCGTGAAGACTTGAAGTTTCTGTGGTTTGAGTGTTTTAAAGCGGAAGCATGAATGAACATTTGGATATGTATCATGGCTCACAAGCAACATGTCATGACCACACTCTCCAGCCAGAACCTGCCTTGTAGATTCGCGCTTTGAGATCATCGTTCAAGTTCCCGTTGCAAATGTTCCCATCATTTGAATTAAAGATTTTTCAGCCATTGCCGATACTACTCTGGTCCTTGCTTGTGACGCGTTCAGTGTTCAGTGCTGTTTGCTTTGGCCATCCGGACTGATTACATACCGCCTCATCAAAGCCAATCCTTAATATAAAGGGAACTTATGAGATTAAAATATGCAGCACTCATACTCGCCGTTGCCATTACAGGCTGTGATGATAAAAAAGACGTGATCGGTTGTTCTTCTGAAATGACTCAGTCAGCGCTCATGGATTTATTAAAAAAATCTGCTTATGAAGGTCTCTCTGAACAGGTCGACAAATATCCTGACGTCACAAATCAGACCAAACGAAGCGCCCTGGACAAGATAAAACTGGTCATCTCTGAAATCTCCACAACCTCAAGTGACACTGGTAGCACAATGAAAACGTGTGAAGGTACTGTGACGATGACCCTACCTGCAAATGAGTACGCTCAGCTTTCCGATGCTTACAGAAAAAACTTTAACCGTAATCTCGATAAGCAAATGGAAAGCCTGTCTTTAGATAACAACGCAAACAGCTTTTCAAAACGCATCTCCTACACAGCACAGGCGACCGACGATCAGAAAAACGTGTTCGTAAAAGCCTCCTCTGATAATCCGATATCTGTGGGTGCCGCTGCACTTACATCGCTTTCAATTATCAACCCGATCGTTGAACAGCAGAAGATCCAACAGGCTAAGGATGCCCAGCAGAGCCAAATTGAAGCGCAACAGCAGGCTCAACTCAGGGCGCAGCAACAGGCCCAGTATGAGGCAGAGCAGCAAATTGAGAGACAGACACAGCTGCAGGCACAAGAAAAGGCAGAACAGCAGGTCCAACAGCAAAACACTGGGAGCCTTGATCAGTCCCGAATGGCCTTTGCGAATGCCGACTCTGATTTGAATACCGCCTGGAGCGCATTAACGCCGACAAAGAAAAAGGAGTTACTGCCTTCTCAGCGCCAGTGGATCAAAACAAAGGATGCTATGTGTGGCAAAGTTTCAATGCAGGGAACTGATTCAGAAGTTAAGAAAATGGTCGACTGTCAGACGCAAATGACCCTTTCAAGGACTGCTTTCATCAGAACACAATAACTGAAGCTCCTTTCAGGCTGGTGGCCAGAAATGAGCTGGCCCCAGCTTAATGCTTGATAATTTACGGCGAGTCCTGTGACATTTTTTCAAACATGGCACATACTCGTTTCGTCATAACCGTAGTGATTTAAAATGATCATCAGTCAATTGTTTTAGCTGTTCTAGTCCTTGATGGCATGTACGCATTGTGCCAAGAGCGGACCTAGGTAATGTAAAAGCTTCACTTTGTCATTCGTTTAATTTACTCAAGCTACTGGTTTATGTCCCGAATGTGTGGAAGACTTAAATTTAATAATAGCTAGCGTGCTACTTGTATATGTTATTATCTGAAAAAAAATTATCGATTTCAGAGGAACTTGTTGAAATATAGCCACATTAAAGTTAAGTTGATATACGTAAAAAACAGGGAGGTAGGTTGATTAACGTTCGACTTGCCTTAATGACCTAACCGATTGTATTGCTTAGGAATTAAAGCCGAGTATTTGCGATGAAAATAACTGAAAAAGCAGAGAATCTTCTAAAGAGTTTTATTGAAGATATTGAAAATAATGATAGCCTGAGAGATCACGATAAAAGGTTTGGTGCGCAGAGTAAGAGATTAAAACTTGAGTTTAAAAAACTTACCCCACCTTTGAATGTAATATCAGAACGGCTTTACACAATATCTAAAAATACTTTCTATTTAATCGAACTATTTGACTACAAAATTTATCTTCTGGCTAAGGGGATCCTGAATAGTATCGAGACGAGTAACCCTCTCACACTTGCCAATAATACAAGGGCAATTATCGAACAAATGGCTGTGTATCATTACTGTATTTATTCAATTGGAGATATGCTTGAAAGTTTAAAAGATCAGGGTGTGCTTGTAAAGATAAGTGAAATCATGGGGAAGTGCGAAAAAATTTTACAACGCACTTACGCAGGACAAGGTAAATCGTATGCGGAAGATGGTGCTAAAGCAATCCATGTAAATGAGGCAATCAAATCACTTAGTACTGAAATTAAAGATGCACTCGAAGTATATGATTACTTATGCGAGTTTGTACACCCCAATTACGGTAGCAATATTTTAGTTTCTTCAGGCGATCTTGGTAATGGAATAATTGCTGCTAGAAGACTAGAAGACAAAAATGTAGAAAACATGCTAAATATTATTTGTTCGGTTCTTGAACATTTAAATGTAAAAAAAATCATAAATCCAACTGTAACATGGCAATTAGAACATTATGTTGAATTATGTATGATGCGAAAGGCAACACTAGGTGGTATTTTCGCTGTAAAAAAGGCAATACCAATTGGAGATGGTAAGAGTATAAAAGATGCTTATTTCTTTAAAAACGCAAGAACATCTCAAGAAGGAATGCAACTGATGTATCAATATTTGTCTGACATCGGTTACAAAATAAATCCTCAAGATCGGCAGCAAGTGATTGATATAGAATCTCTTAGCTTGGGGTATCATATAGACTTATGGGATACCCCATTGGGTAAAATGTATTTTAAAACAAAAAGATATGTCGGCGTGTAAGAAATAACAATCAACTGTCTTCGGAAATTTCACTTGCTTCAACCCTGAAACTCCGATGAGTAGGACGTTAGTGTGCAAGGAGATATATGGCGACTAGTTACATTAGTGAACACAGCGCTGAGTACTATTTAGTACCAGCATTAAAGAAGATTTTACAGGAACAATATCGTTATGTTGCTCCGGTGTTTCCGTGGATATCTCGAGAGCTTAGTAATATCTCAAAGCATCTTCATAAAGATGACTGGTTTCATGTGCTAGTAATGTTTCCTCGCAGGCCGAAAATTAATGAACATGATGACCGTGAAGTATATGTAACCATCAATTGGGAACTAGAAGATTTTAATAAAGCAGGCAAAGAAAATGGAGTTCCAGTGATAGCTGGTTGTCCTATGGCTGTAAATATATGGGATTTATCGAGTTGTAACACTCACGCATGGATAAATCTTAACCAAATTAATTTTTATGAGTATTTAAATCCAATAAGTAAGCTGAAAAAAAATGGATGTTTGCTAGAAAAAGAGGACATTCTATCTCTTGTAAGGAAAAGTGCTGTTTTTAATTTAAAGTCTTTTGAAGACTTCTTTCGATATGCAAAAGAAAATCAACCTGACAGGATGTATGGTAGCCAATATAAGCCTGTATACTTTCTAATTAAGACACGCTAACACAAAAAAACGTTACCAATTTTTGTAGATCATTATCTCAGCTTTAATGTTAATTTTTCGCTCAAAGCAGACTGTCAGATTTGATAGTCTGCTGCCAGATAAAACTGTCAGGTCAAGTCTGAGCTAAAAGAGATAGGCTCTTAGTTTTAACGCCTGCAAGTTTTTAACGACGAGTCATATCAAATAATAGATTAATGGATTGATTACTTCATTCGATATCATTTCGTTGTAAATTTAAAATTTGATTGTCTATATGGGAAACCACTCGCCTAACCAGATCAGTAAGAGCTATCACATCTTGATTAGTTACAGAAATTAATTTCCCCGATGTATCCTTGCCGTTTCTGTGAACGATGTCATGACGTTTTTTTACCGCTTCACATAATGCACTAATGCAATCTTTTGGAAAGTCGATAAAAAAGACTCTTTTAAAAAGTTCGGGAATAACATCCATATTGTGAAAGGATATAAAATCCAATTCATCAATTATCAGCTGATCAAGTTCATCCATTTTTTTGAATATTTCATTAAAGGTAAATTTTTTCATGCCAGAAAATTTGTCATGAGACTCAATAAATCGACGCTTTACTGCAGGGCGATTAAGAACCTGCTTTTTCATGGTGTCAGACAGGTAAGCTTCTAATGCTGAGAATACGCCACTGAATGCTAAGCGTTGCATTAAGTGAAATTCTGGCAGATTCGTGGGAAGAATTACCAGCTCATCAAGGAAACTGGAGAAGTTACTATAAAATGACGTCTTGCCTGATTGCATTTCCGCAATGTCGTTAAAGTCATCAGCCCAGCCAGCACTAATCAGATCAGTCATATCTAACTCAACCAATGCATCATCTGGTGTAAAGCTAAGAATGGCAACTGTCCAGCATTCGGATGTCTTACATGGAAAGTGAAAGTCTCCAGCGGTATAATTTGGGTATTCATCAAAATTGTCTGAAAGCATAAAATTTAGTAGGTTATTATCATTGTGCAGACTTTGTGATTCATGCTCAGAATATCCAATTTTATTGGCGTCAATAAACAGATGAATCCACTCATTGATGTTAGTGTGATGTCTTAGAATTTTTAGCGCACATTCGTAATCGCTTTCTCCCCACGATTCCAATTTGCTAATCCAGGTTTTTCGCACATCATGAAACTCATTTTCCAGTTGTTTCTCTGTGTATCCTTCCAGTGCCAGCCGATTACGAATAGTACCCGCAGTTGAACGATATCCTTGAAATATAACTTCGCCTGAATCTTTATCAAGCTCACGTACGCGCTCGCTTTCACGGAAATGCCAGCGATGCCAAGTATTTTTCCACTCTTCGATTGTAAATCCGTTTAGCGTGATACTTGCATATGTGCCCATTTGCAAACCTCATTTCGTTTTCTGTGATCTATACATAAACCGATAGCATGTTATCTCAGTGTATCACCGATCTATTTGCTGCTATAGATAACTATTTCATGTGATTCAGGTTCAGAAAACTCTTTAAGAGTCTATCCCATTAGAGTTATCTTGTTTTCCTGTTTGTCCATAGGCAGTACTCAGAGTTTTCATGTACTACGTGTACACTCCGGTTCTTACGCTCTGTCCGTGTACAATCTACCTGTAACGATACGCTTAATGGGGTAGGTTCTAAGTCATTCCTCGTGATTATGACCTGTTCCCCGTAGATTCGTATTCGATATATGTTAGTGATTCCATCGTTGTGAACTAACGTAGTATACGGTTATGTCCGTTTCTCGCTCAAAGCGGATCATTTCATCCCTCAACCCTTCCACCAGCCTTCATGCGCTCATATCTTGCTTTCAAAAGCTCCACTGGCGTCGGCCCCTTCGGTGCCACTGGTGCTGCCTGCGCTAGACAAACAAGCGTTGCAGTTCTGCTACTGTCAACTCAATCTCTCGTTTTATTGGCCTCAACGTTTACATTAACATTCAGCCGTCTCGCCTCCATCGTGATCACCTTTTGGGCAAGACACATATCGCCGCCATGCACTTTATCAATCAAGTGCTGAACAAGGGTCATCATCAAAAAATCCTTATTCGCCGGATAAAACTCAGTCATATCAATCCAGTGATCCCGCAACTGCTGATGTGCAGTTCTCTCCGTCTCAGCAACAATCTCGGCTACCCTAGCCTGCATCTTGTTAATCTGCTCAAAGACAATACGGTTTACGATTTCGATTTGTTCTGACGTTAAGTCCTTTTCCACCATTACCTCTTAGAAAATCTGTAGCTTAGAAAATTTAGATAATGAAAAACATAATATAAGAATAGGAAGAAAACCTTTAAATCGTTATGCGATCAGTGTCTTACGTTCTCACGCCTGAAACCTCTTTCCTCTTGCCAGGTTAATTCTGTCAACACATTCCCTCAATGCTTTCACTTGATCCGGAGAGAGATCAGATTCATCGATGTTGGTCAGAAGCGCGTTGAGGGAGCGCTCAATATCGTTTTTAGTCAACCGTAAACAGATAACCTTAACCCAACGTGGCGAGAACTTGCTGAGGCCGATTGCTCTTGTGATGCGTAGTTTCATGAGATGCCTCTTAACCGCCAGTGGTGGCGATTTCAAACTCGGTTATAACACACGTGGAGAAGACTTATGTGTTTATTTCGCCTTGAAAATTTCTAAGGTTCGTTTAGCCTTACGGCAATGAGGCTTTCAGTAAACATCTAGGTTGGTTTTCCAGCATGTCACACAAGCGCCTCGTCATAACCCGAAGCGGCTTATCAAGTGAAGGTAGTTTTTACGGTCATGCACAGGCTGGGATGTCATTTGTGTGCCAGAAGCAGACTTTAATATAGCTCCAGAGTCCTTTATGGGAGCTATTTACATCTGTCAAGCTTTAGCAAGCGGCTTCATTCGAAAACTAATACCCATACGATTAATGGCATTCATGGTGGCAATAACAATGGTAAGTTCAACCAAATCTTTTTCACCGAATACAGAAAGCGCTGCGGAATATGCTTCATCGGAAGCATGTGTTTCACTAACACGGGTAACTTCTTCCGCCCATGAGAGGGCAGCTTGCTCTATATCCGAGAATAAATAGGTAGCTTCTCGCCAGACAGGCACCAATACAATCTTTTCGACGGACATGCCACTCTTGATAAGATCGCGAGTATGTATATCTATGCAGTGTGCACAACCATTGATCTGGGAAACTCTTAAAAAAATTAAATGGATCAGCTCGGCAGGTAAACCTGTACCAGTAGTGGCGTAATGATGGAGCGCTGCTATAGCCTTGCCACCTTTATCGGAAACTTGAAACCAGTTTGGACGCTTCATCGTTATTTCCACCTTTTTGAGTTGTTTAAAATAAAAAGATGCCTCACAGAATCGCTACGACTGAATGACAGAATTTAAATTAGTACGTCTGCTCAGACGTTGTAATCTTAACCATTGATGTCATAGATAAAAGAGACAAAAAATGAGTAAAACGGTAGGACAATTATGGGATACCTCATGCAGTAAAACTGGATAACAATTTTTAAAAGCAAACCCTGAGTGTTGATAAAATCCACGGTAGAGTCCGCTCCTCGCTCATATCAGACTATATGTTCCCTATGCCCTCCCTTCGGCCTTCATCCGCTGATATTTAGCTTTCAAAAGCTCCGCTGGTGTCGGCCCCTTCGGAGCAACTGGTGCAGCCAACGCCCGTCTAACGGGCGGAATCGGCTTCCTGGCCAGCACCCGCTTTTCCCACATACCCAGTATATCTCCAGCCTCACGCTCAAGCTCTTTGTGACTCAGTTGGCCATCGGTTCCGCGGCGCCGCAGTTCGAGACAAATGTGATAAAAAACCGGCTTCGGCCACGGATACAGCTCGCTGCTCGGGTACCGGAACACCAGCTTACGCCACTTCCAGTACTCAGCCATGACGTCAGCGGTGGTGATCCCCAGTACGCTGCGCCCTTCCCTGCACCACTTGATGAATTGGCCTGGCGAAGGCAGGAATGGACGCTCCTGGCGCCGTACCATGCACATGCCCGCTTCAACCTGTTCCAGAGTGGTGATCCCGTTTTCTTTGAAGGCCAGCACCCACTGACGGCGGATCTCGTTTACTTCCTCCTGGCTTCGATTAACCAGGCTTGCCGGAAACGCGGCCGCCAGCTGTACGAATAACCCGTTGATAATCTGCGCCACCTGCTGCGTTTGTTCGCGTTCGGTGTACTGCTCAGGCATGTTGTGTGCCACACGGCGTGCCTGTTCCCGGTCAAAATCGCGAATACTCTCGGCAAGGTTTTTCATTTCAGCACCCCGTCAATCCAGTCGGTGTTATGCAGGTCAATGCCGCCCCGGGATGGCTTTGCCGTTCCGGTTGCGCGCAGCCGCTTGGTGGTGAGCTGATCCCACTGCTTGCGCAGACTGGAAGGACTCAGGATGTTGTCTTTCCAGAACTCGTCCCGGTTAGCCCACTGGAACAGGTCACAGATTTCGTAGTGAGTACGCTTGTCCTGGACACGCATCAGCCTGATGGTATTCGCCCATTCAGCCCAGTTGGGTTCAGATAGCGATGCGTTGACGGTAAGAAGCCTGTCGTAAATCCAGCGTGCGGCCTTGAGGTCATCAGCGGATCCCCATGATTTACCTGCTGGGGTGTATATCCCAGCGGCAGCTTCTGGATGGCGTGAGAGAAACTGTTGAGTTTTCTGGTTTCGGGATTCGTCAGAATTCCGAGACGAGGATATTTTAATATTGTTCTTGTTATAGTCTTGGGTGTCTACCGTTTCCGGGAAGGTTTTTCCCGTTTTCGGTAACACTTTTCCCGATTTCGGGAAGACTTTTCCCGTTTTCGGTTTGTCTAAAATCCAGGCAGAAAGGTCAGTATTTATACCGACCGTTTTCATCACGCCCTGCTTCTGACTGAAGATAATTTTGCGTTCTGCGAGCGATTTGAGCGCATCAGAGACATGCGAATCACTCAGCCCTGTAAGCTCGGCGATCACCGTGTTCGTAACGCGGTCCTGCTTCTTGTTCCAGCCGTAGGTAAGCCAGATCACCGCCTCAAAACACTGCCACTCCCGGCCTGACATTCTCAGACGAGGCTTGAGTTGCTGGATCTCGTTAGCGACCTTGGTATACCCGTTCGACAGGTCGGCCATACGACCTCCCGGTTGTTCGGTTCTGTGGGGGAAATTGATAATTTCAGCTGTGTTTGACATACTTAGCTCCGCAATTACACTCCGTTTTTGCACCTGAAAGTCGGTTCTGTTAGCGCAGACCGGCTTTCGCCTTTTCTGAAGTCTTCACATTGCCCCCAGCATGGTTGTGACCATCGCCAGCAGAGGCGCTGTTAGATCCGGATCGACACGGAACATTTCGAAAATCCCTTCGCCTAACTCCTTCAGCTTTTCCTTCTTCGGTGCATCGAGCATCAGAGCTTGCTTCGCCTCACTTACCTCTTTTTCCAGCCGGGCCATTCGGTAAGCAAACGAGTCGTTCTTTACGACACGGTCGCGGTATCGAAGCGGCAATACAGACATGATTGCGGGCGACAGCTGTTCAACGTTCTTTCGGTACGATGCGGAGTCTTCTTTGTTGTCGAGCCAGCGGAACAGCTTCACGTTCCAGACATCGGCCTGGCCTGAAAAATCTACGCCATCAAGTTGAAGTTCTTCCGCCGCTTCCTGGATTTGAAGTGCTACAGCTACGCGCCCTTCTGCTGCCGCCCAAGCTCGAACCGCTGAGCAGATATCGCGATGATCAATATCCCGCTCTGCCGATTCGCTTTGATGACACGGGAATATCATTGGATTAGAGGAAGCTCTGCTACTCTGTTGAAATGAAAAAGTTTGCATTGTTAAGGCTCCTGTTTAGGTAAACCATCTGTGGGGTTTGGGTAGAGATCTGGGCGCAATTCGTGTGGGGAAATTCCGGTTGCCCTGAAAATTGTTAAAACCCGCTCTGCCGGCACGCCATTTTTTCGCCATAGGGAGACTGCCATTTTTGAAACACCGATAGCGGAACTAAGTGCACTTGCTGAGCCAAACGAGCGGATAGCATGTTCAATACCATTCATGTGACCTCCTTTGAAGGCTAAAAGTAAAGCATCAATTTACCATACAGTCAATTGATGCATGCCTATCAAGAAGTAAAGCAAACATTTACAATGCGGGTATGAGCGAAAAAAAACCGATTAATGGTCTGGTAGACAGACTTCTAGAATTGAACGCTAAGGGCATTTCAAAAACCGAAATGGCCAAGATTGCTGGCGTCAGCAAGCAAGCTGTTTCAGGTTGGTTCAAAACAGGAAGAATCAGTAAAGAATCTGCGCTAGCTTTGGCTGATGCTACTGGAGTTTCTGTCCCATGGTTGTTGGGTGAAGATGTCGGAGAGAAAGATGGCCTTAAACCTGACGAGCAGCGTCTGTTGGAACTCTACAGGCAACTTCCCGATGAAAATGAACAGCAAAACATATTGCGTATCATGTCATTACGGCTGAAGGAATTGGATGAGCTTTATGAGAAGTACATGAGCCGAAGGATCAAAGGTGATTAGCGTAACATGATGAATTTACAATAAAATATCCCCTTAGTCATAATCCTTTGTGATTTTATTCATTCTGAGCGGTTTATTAATTCCATAAAATCATGAGGCTAACTTTAAAGAACCACCTATCTGTCATTAGAACAGAAGGTTATGTGTTTGCCAGGGCTGTTCAGGAAAACTTATGGATAACTTAGAGACTACACTTGAAGGGTATATCAAATACAAGCTCAACGAATTCAGGCTACAGTTTTTCCAAGAATGTGACATTATTACATACTACGGTGGGATTACTGATTGGGCAAAGTTTGTTTATCAACCAGTTATAGAAGAACTAGGTACTTTTGCCCTTAACCGTGAACATAGGTTTCTTGTGATATTGCTTCAAACAAATGGTGGTAGTGTTGAGGCTGTAGAGAAAATGGTAGAAATTACTAGACATTTCTATCATGAAGTCTATTTTATCGTGCCGGATAGTGCTATGTCAGCTGGAACCATTTGGTGTATGTCTGGTGATAAAATCTATATGGACTATGCATCATCACTCGGCCCCATTGATCCGCAAGTTCAATCCTCTGATGGTAAATGGGTCCCAGCTTTAGGATATCTTGACAAAGTTGAAGAAATAATCGCCAAATCAGCTTCAGGCTCAATCACGCAAGCTGAGTTAATGATGGTCAACAATTTAGATCTTGCTGAGTTAAGACGTTACGAAGAAGCTCGCGAATTGTCCAAAGACCTTCTAAAAAAATGGTTGGTAGAATTCAAATTTCGTGACTGGCAAGTGCATGAAACAAATGCTGCTAAACTTGGTCAGCCTGTGACCCAGGATGAGAAGATTGAACGAGCTAGAGAAATCGCCACGGTGCTCTCAGACAACAAAAAATGGCATTCTCATAGTAGAACAATCGGAATCAATACTATAGTTTATGATCTAAGATTGAAGATAGAAGATTACACAAACCAGCAAGACATGCGTTTAGCGATTAACGAATTGCATAAGTTGTTGAATGAATTCAGGTATAAGACAAATAGAGAAATCGTAGCTATAAGTTCGATACCATTTTAATTATGTTAGCGAAGAATCGTAACAGAGGAAGCCAAATGACCCGTGTTCAGGCGAAACCCGTACATGAAAAAGTTGCGGAATTGAAGCAAGTTTCTGTTAGCCGTAATCAGAAAGAAATGATTGAAAATCTTAAAGATTTAGGCCTCTTAAACACGCCTAAGTTTACTTTAGCGTATGGTCCAACAGCTCAAGTTTACCAACCGCGTTAATCTCCATAAAAACCCGGCCACCGAGCCGGGTTTTTATCATTTACCTTTCACCATACCAACTCCGAACCCGGTCCTTTACATCAGGACTTAAGAGATGATCTTTCCTCAGAATATCCAGCACTAACTCTATCCTCCGCTCGAAAAGCCCCTTTCCAAGATCAGGCCCTCCTTTCCCCCGAAGCGGAGTTTTAATCACAAACCTGCAAGCTCATTTCTTAACCATCACCTACAGATTCTCAATATGGTAAAGCATTAGCTCACCCATCATATAAAGCATAACTTGACTATTGTGTAAAGCAATGTTTTACTTATTTCACAAACACGAACCACCAAGGCAGGACGCCCACGAAGTAGCCGCCGACGGCATACGAACAGTCGGATGAGGTGGAGAGATTAACGCGCATCAGGTGTAAACGTTCCGCTGGCCGGCGATAAGGCAAACGAGGGTGAGAATGATTGATTTCGCACGCAAACCAGGACGGCAACAGGCAGTAAAGCTGAACTTCTTCGAGGTGATTCTTCGCCGCCTGTGCTACCTGCTGGCGCAAAAGGGGAATCCAGATGTGTAACTCAACGAAATGCGGGTACTGCGGCAAGCCGGTTGAACCGGAGCAAGTAGTCAAAAGTACCCTTCTCTATCGCAACGGCGCACAGCTGGCGCGCAAAGAAAAAGAATACTGCTCTGAACGTTGTGCTTCGTACGACCAGATGGCCCACGAGGCATAACGTAAAAGCCGCGCAAGGCGGCCCGTACGTCCGGTGCTCCCGACCAAAGTTACACCGGAAAACTACTTAAAAAACCAAAGTTCACCCAATGGGCGCTTTCTCTGGCCCGGGGATCTTACATCCAAAAAAGAGGATCTCACATGGAATTTTTCTATGTAGTTAAGGCTACGCAGAAATCCGGCAAAGAAGACGCAGTGATTTGGTTCACTGCGAAATCAGAAGCCCGTGCCAACCTGCAGCTCGATGTTGAGCTCGAAGATGCCGGTATTGAAACCGGACGCGGTAAGGATTACGCCAAACCGGTTCGCACCGATTTCCCGGTGTATAACGACCTCCCGAAAGAAAGCACCGTGGATTACACCTGGTGCAAACGTTACAAACTGCAGGACGATGGACGCACCTGGCTGCCAAAGGCTGGTGCTGAGTCTACTGGAGCCATGGACAACACCGCGGCATCGGAAACGTCCGTTAATGTCGAAAATTCCGTCGAGAATGTCCCGCTTGAAAACCGCACTCCAGCGGTCCGTTTTGCCGTCCACCTGACCAACGACAAATACCAGTCATACATCAGTAAAGAGCAGCAGCTGGCTGCCAGCAAAATGTCACTGGATGAAGGCAACACCTATCTCCAGAACCTGCTGCTGGCGAAAAACGACATCCCTGAAGTTGCCGAACTCAGCCTGAACGCTGAGTGGAAACTGGTTCAGGCGATTAAGCAGGTATTCGCGCCAGATGAAGCGCACGAAACTGAAATTATCGCTGCATTCATGGCTGACTGGGCGAGAGCAGATGCCAGCGATCGCAATCAGTTAATTGAAGAGTGGAGAAGCGGAAAGCTTAATCTTCTCAAATCAGAAAGCGCCAGCGAGACCGGTGTTACAACCGATCAGGTTCTGGAACCTGATAACGGTATCCAGATTGACGAGAATGATGACGAAACCACACGTTATCCAGTCGTTCGTATGCCGTTCCGCAAACAGCTACTCGCCCAGTTCTCCGCCGACATACTGCGCCACCACTTAACCCGCGAAGAATACGAAGGTATCAGCGCACTGGAGATGGACACTGACAACAGCTATGTCCAGAACCTTCTGCTGGCGGCAGAAAACTGCGAAGAGGTTAAGGGTTACGACACCAAAGACCTTTGGCGGTATACCGACGCCATTCGCAAAGTGTTCAGCCAGGAAAAGCGTCACGAACTCGCTTTAGTTCTCCGTTTCACCAGAGTCTGGGCGGCGACTGATTATATTGACCGCGGCATTCTCGTTCGCGAGTGGGCTAACGGTAATCGCATCAGTAATGTTCAGCGCACTGATTCTGGTACCAATGCAGACGGCGGCCATGTAACGGATCGCGGCGAAGGCGCGCATCACACTCTGGACACCCTCGATCTTGAGATTGCCTGTGCCCTACTGCCTATGGACTTCCACCACTTCGAAATTCCTTCGAGCGTGTTACGACGTGCCAAAGAAATCGTGGCCAAGAAAGAAGAACCATGGAAGTCATGGAGCGCAATCTTACGCAATCAACCAGGCATACTGGCTGTGAACCGTGCGGCAATCTTCAATCTGATCCGCATCGCACCAGAAAACATTCATCACACGCCAGCGGCTCATCTTGAGTTTGTGAATAAAACCATGACGGCTGAGTTTAACTCTGCTGTGGAGTTGCTGCCGCTGTCTACTCCGGCTGTTGAGACCGAAGCACCTGTTGAACAACCGCAGGTTGAAAATCTCGGCAGCGCCATGTTCTCCATCGATGGCCTGATGGGAGGAAATACCGCCCCGGTCATCGATATCCCCTCAAATGAAGTCAAAAAAACGGAAAACACAGCGGAGACCACCAGCGATGTGCAGATGGAAACGGCTAAGCCAAAGAAAGTCGAAAATACTGATCCGGTACAACCAGGCGAAGGCGCTGATGCAGCTAATACGCAAGCAGTTACCGTAGCGCCGGAAGAGCAGCAGTCAGAGCCAGTAATCGAATACCCGGCTTACTTCGAGCCAGGCCGCTACGAAGGCCTGCCGAATGACGTTTACCACGCAGCGAACGGGCTCAGCAGCACGCAGATTAAAGATGCTCGCGTCAGCCTTATGTACTTCAATGTACGCCACGTTGCCAAAACCATTTCCCAGCATGATAACCCGGCTTTCATTTTTGGTCGCGCCACACACAGTTTTGTGCTGGAACCAGAAAAATTTTCTGATAACTACGTTCTGCCAGAAAAAATGCCGGAAGACGTGGTATCCACGACAGGAGAGATGGTTGCGATCATCAAAGAATACAACGCAACGCTGCCTGCTTTAATGACCCCGGATGAACTTAAGGCATGGATTGAAGAATACAACGGCAACCTCACGCCTCCGCTTTCACTGAGTGCAGGTGCCGAGGAGACCGCTAATTCATACATGTCTCTGCCGGAAGAATTTCAGCGGATACCAGCGGAAACAAAACCAACCGCTACAGCAATGAAAGCATGTATCAAAGAATACAATGCCAGCCTGAAACCGATGCTTAAAACCAGCGGCACTCGTGATCAGTTGCTGGATCAGATAGCAACTGTAGCACCTGAGTTCGCTGAACAGGAGCGCGCAAAGTTTATCCCTTACAACGTCAGCGGCACTAAAGAGCAACTGTCCGAAATCGTTCGCACGATCCGCCCTGACGTAGTCTTTGCCGACGACTGGCATGCACAGCAGGAAGCGGCAAATGCAGGTAAAGAGACGATAAGCGTTGAGATGTACGAGCTGATAAAAAATATCAATGATGCTCTTCAGTCCAATAACGATGCCAGCCGCCTGTTAAACCATCCAGCCAGGCAGTCTGAGGTCAGTTATTTCGGGTTCGATGAAGAGACCGGGCTTGAGGTGCGCGTTCGTCCTGACATAGAGATCCGCCTCCCTTACGAAAGCATCTGCGCTGACCTGAAAACGGTAAGTCTTGGGTATGTGCGCCAGGACAAACTGAAAGACCGACTTCATCGTGAAATTATCGACCGCGATTACCACCTAAGCGCAGCGATGTATTGCGATGTTGCAGGATTGGATAAATTCACTTGGATCTTCGTGAACAAAGACCCCGGTTACCATTGGGTAGCTGTGGTGGATGCTTCCCCCATGCTGCTGGAGCTGGGTCGCAAAGAATACCGCCGGGCACTGCGCCAGATTGAAGAAGCCATGGAGACAGGCTACTGGCCTGCACCAATCACTGAAGCCTACACCGACGATCTGAATGATTATGACACTCGTCGTCTTGAAGCACTGGATGCGGAATAAGGAGAAACAATATGTCTAATATGCTCATTGATATAAAAGCAAACCTTGACCGCGAACTTGTTCCGGTTCAGTCATTGCTGCCTGCACATGTCAGCTTCGACCGATTCACTAACGCCGCAGCAGTAGCTCTGGCTGCAAATAATGATCTGTATAACGCCGATCGTCAGTCCGTTATCAATGCCCTGACTGCATGTGCTAAAGACGGGCTTATTCCGGACAACCGCGAAGCGGCGATGGTGGTCTACAAGAAAAAACAGGCAGACGGCAACTGGAAATTAATCGCCCAATATATGCCGATGATTGATGGCGTTTTAAAACGAGCTCGTCAGTCGGGTGAAATATCGATTATTGCAGCTCGTGCAGTTTACGAGAAAGATAAGTTTCGCGTCTGGCTTGATGACAGTGGAGAACATATCCACTACGAACCAACATTGGGTGCCCGGGGCGAGATGATCGGGGCTGTCGCATATGCACGGATGAAAACAGGGGAATTTCAGTTCGAATGGCTGAATCTTGACGACATTGCAAAAGTTCGCGCCGCCAGCAAAAACAGCGATAAGGGTCCGTGGGTTGACTGGTATGAATCCATGGCGCGCAAATCTGCTGCACACCGTCTCTGCCGCCGTCTGCCAAATAACTCGGAAATTATGGAGATGCTCGAGCGTGGAACGGAAATGGTCTGGCAGAAGGAGAAAGACATTACGCCACCAGCTGCTGGCGCACCATTGATCGAGCAGGCTGATAGAGGGTATTCCGATCAGGAAGGAAGTTTTGATGCCGAAATCATTGCCGAAGAATTCCGCCAGCAGATCTCATCTGCAGAAGTTGCAAATGAGGCCAAGGAGATAGGCTCCAGGATTGACGCGTTAAAAAATGAACTGGGCGCAAATCTTCATACAGAGCTTAAAAATAAAGCTCTCGGTCGTTTCCATCAAATCAACGCCAACAACAAAATTGCGGATCTCATTAATGGGCTGCCAAAACCAGGAAGCGAAGAAGCTAAATCTGCGTTTGCAGACGTAGAGAAGAAGCTGGAGTTCCTGAAGCCTCGCCTTGGCGATGAATTGTATCAGGGGTATCTCACCAACCTGGCGGATATGAAACCGGAATACGTGAACTAACGAGATTGGGAGGGGAAACCCTCCCTCAAGGAGAAGAAATGCGACTGATTAATCGCAGTAAGCAATCCCCTTTGGCTCGCCAGGCATGTGATGCCGCTCTCGCGAAGCACGTCGAAACTTACGGTGAATTCGCCAGACAGAAAACCAAGACCACATACACCGTAGTGGTTGATGGAATAAAGGTAACAGTGGAAGTCGTTAACCGCCGGGCCAGCTACGTTGCGACAGCCATGAATGGTGCCCGCAGGCTGCGCAATCTGCCGGGACAATGCAACTGAGAGGTGCAATATGAATGAAACAACTTATACGAATGTTGATATCTTGATCACCAGTGAAGTTTTATCAAGATACAAAATTTCGCGGAGCACGCTGTACTTTTGGAGCACCCCTTCCAGAATGCCGGCATATTTTTCACAACCATTTCCGAAGCCGAAGATAAATGGAAGCCCGAAGCGCTGGAGACTTTCAGACCTCCTGGAGTGGGAAGAAAAAGTGGGCATCAAACCAGAGGATGACCAACCAGTTTCTCCAAATGGTTCTGCCATACCGCAAGCCAATGGCGCTGATCATCAATGTAGTCATGCAGGTTATACCTCGCCATGA